TGCTACCACAGCAAAGCACAGGTCGGTTGCGGCCGGTGAGTGAACCGTGCCCGACCGTCAGCTGCGATGGGGCGATCGCGCTGGTCGAACCCTACCTGATGAAGTACAACCGAACGGGCGGCAGCCGTAGCATCGATCTTCCGTTCGATACATTGACGACGAAGGACCGATACGGACTGGTCCAACCGGAGGTCGTGATCGACGGTGAGACCTACCGGTTGGACATCAAGTTCCGGATGTTAAAACCGTCAGAACTGGCGGGCGCCCAGGGATTCCCCGTCGACTACAAGTTCACGGGCAATAAGACAGAGCAGGTGAAGCAGATCGGTAATGCCGTACCATGCGGGTTCGCCCGCGCATTGGTCCTCTCACACTTAACTCAAAATAAAATCACCACATGACCAACGTCATCTTCAGTGCATTTTGTGCCGCCGCTTGCTGCTGTGGCCGGCATCGCACAGGCCTGACCGCCAGTGGTCGTCCGCCGGTTGAAGGAATTTCACTGGCTGGACCGAGATCAGTCCCACTCGGCACGATCGTCCTGGTCAGGATCCCCGGACTGCTGACCAACACGTTCAGCGTCGACGACCGCACGGCCCAGCGTTTCGACGGAAAGCGATGGGATGTTTTCATCGCCGATCACCGGCGGGCCCGGCAGTTCGGACTTCAGCGAGGAACGGTAACAATAATCAAACAATGAAAGAGCAAATATTCAAAGGCCTATACCCGACCGATCGGGTTAGAGGCATCTGGCTGTCCTGCCTGATCGGTCGCGACGCCGGGGGCGGCCGGTGGGTCTACGAAGATCCTACGCTGAAGGTCGCGTGGGACCGCCAGTGGGTGGTTGTCCACCGCTCAAACGTCGTGACCTTGATCGACGGCCGGACCATCCTGTCCCTCCCGTGGTCGATCGGTCCACGGATGAATCCCATTCCAATTATCCCAAGATGAAAACTCAAACAGAGACCGACACGTTCATTGTCGTAGCCTACGGTGGTGGCGTTAACTCAACCGCAATGTTAGTGCTGATGAAGAGGCGTGGAATAATCCCTCGCCTAATCTTATTCGCTGACACCGGAGGAGAGCGACCTGAAACAATTACCGGCGTGCAGAAGGTCAGTGACTGGTGTGTTGCTAATGGGATGCCTGCCATAATTACTGTTCGTCAGGAGAGTAAGACGTTCGGTGGGGAAAACCTGGAGCAGAATTGTCTCAGAACAAAATCGCTACCGAGCATTGCCTACGGTTTCAAATCCTGTTCCGAGAAGTTTAAGATACGTCCTCAGAACCGGTTCTTTGCCAACTGGAAGCCGGCGATCGATTGGTGGAAGACCGGCCAGAAGATCACTAAGTTCATTGGCTACGACGCGGGCGAAGAACGCCGGGCCAAGATATCGTCCGACAATCGGTATCTGTTTCGATACCCATTGATTGAGTGGCAGGTCTACCGTGAGGACTGCGTTGAAATCTGCGAAATCGAGGGGCTGCCGATTCTAAAATCCGCCTGCTTCTATTGCCCGTCGTCAACCAAGCCCAACATCAGGATGCTAGCGAAAGATTATCCTGAATTATTCCAGCGAGCGCTCGCCATGGAATCAAACGCAAACCTCACATCGATCAAAGGTTTGGGTCGTAAGTTTGCTTGGTCGTCGTTGCTTAGTGAAATCGAATCATCGACCGAGCCGGCGCCGGAAATTCCATGCGGCTGCTACGACGGTTAACCCGAATCACAAATGAAAACCAAAACTAGCTGGAGCGGCGACTCCCGGGAGTTCGATCGGCTGATGCAACGATGGTTAACCGCGGCGAAGATCGTCCTGCCCGAAACCCAGCGGATCTACCACTGGTTGGCCGTCGAGGCCTTCATCGCCTGGAACGGCCGGCAGCGGGTAGATCGCGCGCGACTCGAGGAATACGTGGCGCAGGTGATGACCCGGTACGATCAACGGCGGGCCGACCGGGCGGTCATCAGCCTGCGGTTCGTCCTACAACATCTGGCGGGTAAATCACCGGCCGTCGGTCTGAAGGTTGGACGGAAGATCAGACAGACGAGCGAGATGCAGGTCGCGTCGTTCGATCAGATGGCGCACGTCCGTCATCATTACAGCCGAGCCGGGACATCCAAGTTCGAGCCCGACCGGTGGCTTGTCATCACCCTGATGTGGGAATGCGGGTTGGCCGCCATCGACGCCCTGCAACTCCGGTGGGAACAGATTGATCTCGACCGGCTGGTGATCAGCGCCCAGCGGCAGAAGTCGAAGCACGGATACATCGTGCCGTTCGAGCGCGGGGGTGAACTCCACCGACTGCTGGTCGAGCGGGAGGACCGAACGGGCCCGGTCTTCCAACGGTACTCGATCAACAGCCATTTTCAGCGCATCCAACTAAACCAACAGCTAGCCCCGTTCTTCCGGCAGGCCGGAATCGGCAAGGGTAATAGCACCCACTGTTTCAGGCGGGCGTTCATCACCCGCCACATCCGGGCCGGCACCAGTCCGGTCCTGATCGCCCGGATGGTCGGACACTCTGGGCTTGATCTGATAATTGATTATTCGAAAAACACGGTGGAGGATCTAACTATGGCGGTAGATGAAGCACGGACCAAGCTTGCTCGAGTGGCTGGATCTCATAAGTCCCAGGGTGTGTCGTATGCTGGCCCGCCAGCGCGACCACCGGCACCAGCCACTTACTTTAGCCGAATTGGCAGGGCGCGCCGGAATGCATCCACAGACCTTCGCCCGGTTGAGCCTGCTCGACAGTTGGGCGACCCTGACGGTCGATCAGATGGTGAGGTTCCAGCAGGCGTGCGGGGTGACACGGCAGAACCGGTGGCGGGAGGTTGCGTACTTCCGGCGGAGTGTCGGTCGTTCGAAGCGACCGCTGATGCACCTGCAGTCGGACCTAGCGTGCAGCCGCCAGTTTCGGGCGAAGCTGCTTGGGCGGTCTAAGCCGCGGCAGGCTCGGGCCAAGCCGGGCGGTCAAGCCAGTGGCTGATCCACCGGCCAGTCTCTTACCCGTCGGTGCCTTGTGCTTGGCGCCCGTCCAACTGTCAATGCGAGCACTGATCTCTCGCACGGCCCGGACGGCCGCCAGCTGACTGCCGGTCATGCGGGCCTCTACTCGGACCATCTCGTCTGGCAAGAGTGTACGACCGAAGACCGAGCGTTCGGGCGACCTAGCTTGGATTGATTGAAGGATCTTCTTCCGAGCTGTCAGCGGACTACCGCCGGCCGCCACCACCTTTGCTACTGCCGAGTCAACCGCCTTGTTAAACGCCTGCTGATCGCCCGTTGCAGCCGCCCGCAGCGCATCCCTTATGTCCGGACTCTGGGTGGTCAACCTGACCGTCCCGCCATCCGGCTGACGGATCGAGATGTCAGACGGGGCGGCCGACCGAAAGGCCCGCGCGGCATTCAGTTGATCGAGCTCGGCCGCGCCGGCCGTTCGGTTGTACACCGCCTCGAACAGCGGGCTCTGGCTTTTGAGAAACCCGACGGTCGGGTAATACAGATCACCCGACTGGGCGACCTGCGTAATCATCTTACCGACGGACGCCAGTGCACCGGCGCCAGGGATCATCGACGTCAGGTCAAACGGATTGCGCTGCTGCTGCCCGCTGATGGCGCTTGAGATGTAATCGCTATAGATCGGCAACATCAGACTCGTACCACCCAGGTAAAAGACTTTGGCAAAGTCCAGCGGCTGACCGCTCGACAGGAGGTTGACGGCTGTCGGAGTCGACGGGACTTTGCCGGTCATCAACTCGCGCGACCACTGACTACCCGTCAGGTTCACCGCCGAGAGGGCGACCATGATGGCCATGAAACCCAGGGCGGTCGCCAAGTGATAGGCTTCTTTCGACAGCTGACCGTGATCCCGCGCGTCGCGGTAGGCTGCTTGGGGCAGGATGGCCGTGAAGTGAATAGGGAAGCTGCTGAACCGGCTGGCCGCCGTCTTGACCATTCCCTTCATGCCCTTGCCCTTCGCCCCCTCACCCTTTCCGCTGTCGTTGATGATATTGCCGTGGCTGAGAATTCGCGTCACCACATCGCGATCAACGCCCGGCCGCAGGAGTGGCACCGAATCCTTATCAGTCGCCGCCTTATACCGCGTGTAGAAGTCTTCGAACACCGGTTCGAGCCGACCGGCCGGGCTGAAGATGTCACGCAGATAGGCCATCCCGGTCTGACCATTCTCCTGCAACTCTTGGTAGGTCAGTGGCTGACCGAGCGGGACGCCCGCACTTTCCCGCATCTGGTAGGCCCTGATGACCGCCCCTCTGATCCCTGCTAGAGTTGATTGGGTTATGGCAACCTGTGTTCGCAGCCCCATGGCGTCGACATTCGAATGAAAGTAACTGGCCAGAAGTTTGTTCAGCGCACCGGGGAACAACACCCAGTTGGTCAGCGCCTCAAACGCATTGGTCGGCCGGTCGGTCACCCGGCCCGATGTCTTCGACAGCGTCGTGACTTGAAACCACAGACGCCCAGCCGCCTCCTTGAACGTCGGGGGCGGATGGGTGCCTGCTTGGTTGGCCAGGAAATCGATGTCCGCCTGACGTTGCATTATCTGCCTCGTCAGATGGCTGGCCAGACCGACGAACACCCCAGGATGGGCGGTCAGCAAGTTCTTCATCGGGCTCCACTCGTGACCGAGCGCCAGATGAATGGCCGTCCGGTAGTAGCTGGCTGCCACCTGACCAAACTGCCGGCTCATCACCGCCAGGCTGTTGAAGATCCCGAACTTCCCTCTGGCGCGCGCGAAGTCGCTGAGCAGCGGGCCGATCTGACTCGCCCCAAGTTGGTTGGTGAACTGCACGGGCAGGCTCGCGAGTTTGATCAGGCTGGTGATGACCTCGAACTGCGAGAGGACGCGCACCAGCTGGTTGTCCTCAATGTCGGCACTCGCCATGGCCGACCGCATGCCCCGGTCTACCGCCCTCAGATCGTTCAGGACGGTCGTGATCGCCTGAAGGGTCGTAAGAGACTGCCCGGCCTTGACCGCCCGGTATTGCTCGATCTTGAACTGCCGACGACCTGACAGCAGACGATCAATCGGGCCCAACGGTGAGGCCGCTCGTGCGGTCTGGAAGTCCTCCCACAGTTTCTCCTGCCGCTGCCGTTCTAGCTCCATCGACTTGATGACCGATCCCAAGGCGTCGATCTCCATCTTCTGGTAGTACCGCATGGCACTCGCATTGTACCGCAGGCGATCAGCCTCCTGGCCCAGCGTGTAATCGTAGAACGTGTTGGGTGCCACCTGATTTCCCCGCGGCCGGGTAAACGACGAACTGCCGGTCAAGCTCGAGACCGATGGCTGACCGACGCCCATCACCCGGCTGTCCGACTCCGCACCGTTTGAATTCTGATCACCCAACAGGCGGGTGGCTCGATCAAGATCGTCCACCAGGATCCGCTCGGCCTCCACTCGTTGCTCCGCCTGGCTGGTCGCCGGCTGACCGGGCAACAGGTTGGCATTGATGATCGCCTCCCGGCGATCGGCCATCCAACTCCGGAAGTCCTCCATGTTGTGGAACAACCGACTGGCCGGCGGCAGCGCATAACGATCGGCCAACGCCTGCTGTTGCACCTTGTCCGTCAGCTGGTACTCGTTGCCCACCGACTCGGCCATGCCATTCACCGCCTGCGTGAAGTGGTTGGGATTGGACTCCAATAGCTGAATGGCATTTGCCCTAGCGCCCGGTCCTACCGCCTCTCGATCAGCCTTACGTGCCACCTCCCATTCGGTGATGAACTGCCCACCCCAGTGACCGACCCGCCGTTGCATCATCATCCCCCAGTCGAGCGCTCGTCTGAACCACTTCTCGGTGTTGGTCAGGAACGGCGCAAACTCCATGACTCCACCCTGACTGGCCTTGGCTGAATTGTGGATCGCGTCATGATAATGCTTATGCTTCCACGCCGCATCAATGTCCGCCTGAGTGATCGTCTCACCCGTCGGTGTGATGTCGCCCACCCGGGTGGCCGCCTTGCCGATATACTGGCCGTTGCGGAGAACGAAGTTCACCACGTTGTCGTTGTACCGGGCGGCCGCCTGACCGTTGGTCAGCCCCCGAGTGAGACCATGCCTGACCGCCCCTTGATAAAGTGACTGGTCAATCGCATGTGCACCGTACCGACTGTGATCACGCGCGGCGTTGATGGCGTTCCGCACATGGTCCGGTCGTGTCATGTAACGAACGAGCATCCGCCCGGCTACCCCGCCGACCGTTGAGTAAATGAGATCCCGCCCCACCATCTGACCAGTCACGCTGCTGATCGCCCTAAGTGCGCCGCGCGCAACCTTTGCCACACCGGTGGCGGCGAACAGTGTAAGGTTGGCCGGCAGTGACATTGAGAATTCCTTGGTGAAGTACACGGGCGTGACCATCCCCGTCAGGTTCATCGTCACGATCGAGCCGGTCCATACTGCCTGCAGTTCGGCCCGGAGGCGGCCGTACATGTTCTCCAGCGGTGGGTTGTTCGGCCCGGTCGCCTGCCAGTCGTTGATCTCTTTGATCAGTCGTTCAGCCAGATCGGCATTATTCTGAATCGCCTGCTCATTCCATCCGTGCTGCAGCCGGAGTTGTTCACCGGTCAGTGGAGACCTGACAATCCAGTCACCATTCTCCTGCGAGAAGTCGGTGATCGCCCCACCCTCCAAGTTGGATTTCTGCCGGGCGTCCAGTTGGTTGGTCGCCTGCGCCCATTGGTCTTTGTATTCCGGACTGGTCTGAATCTCATCCATCTTCTGGATCGCCAACTGAATGGCGTCCATCCGATCGGTCGCCCGACGGACTTCCCCGTTGTACTCCCTGACCTGGTCGATCAGTCCTTTAGCCTGGGCCTTCCATTTTCCATACGCCTCGGCGAACTGCCGGGCGGTCACCGCGCTCTTCACCGCGTGGCCGAGCGAGCGGTAGAAATCAGCGGTGTCGGAGATCACTTGGCGGGCCCATTCCTTGTCGGCCGCCAGTTGGGTCAGCCGATCGATCTCGGCCGTCCGGTTGTTCAGCGCCGGCTTCCAGCCACTTGCCAGGTAGTCGAACACCAGGGGGCTCATCGGGGCAGTACCGCCCGGATTGGCCGGCCAGCCGGCGGTGCGTTGTTGGAGCAACCACTGAACTGGATCGGCCCCGATCGGCCGATGGTCGGCCACCCATTGAAGAGCCGGACCGACGCTCGTTGGTGCCCGCTTCTGTAGCAGGCCGAGCTGAAGCTTTAGCTGATCGACCGCCTGCCGTTGGGCGGCCGGGATCGACGGACCGAGCCGGCTCTGAGCGTCGATCGATTCCTCCGCCGCCTCCAGCAGGTCGGCCGCCAGGCCATTCGCCATGTCAGCCTGAGCGGTCAGGAGTGTGACCTGACCCTTCTTGTCCGTTGCGTCCTTCAGCTGCTGTTGCACCTGCGGCAGCTCGGCCTCCAACGAATGTCTGAGCGTCTCAATCCGATTGGCCGTTTCGAGCACGACGTTCGCCGCAATGTCTCGCGCGCCGATCTGAACGCCCGAGATCTCAACCGGCTGAACCTGCAGGCGCGAGATGTCGAGCACCGGTCGAAGCATCTGACTGACCGTCCGTTCGGTCCGGAGGGTTGAGTTGCTGGCGACAATCGCCTGCCGTTGGGCGGGAGTAAGGCCAGCCGGAAGTGGCTGAAGCTTGTGCTTCGCCCACTGGTCGAGCTGCTGGGCGACCGCCGGTGGGACAGTCTGATTGACCGCCCCCGCCACTTGGGTGATCCCCGTCTGTTGCTCGGTCGACAGGTTGGGCGCCGACAACGCCTGGGCCAGATCCTCCTGCTTCTGAATTTGGAATCCATTGTAATACCGAATGACTCCACGAGGAGTAACGGTCTCACCGTTGATCGACCGAATGGCGCGGGCCACCAGCTGACGCCGTAACTCAACGAGTGTCGGTTCGGCGCCGAAGATCTTCCGTACGGCCGACCACACGGTGTCGACCAGTTTGTTCCACAACGTACGTTGCTGATCGGACTGCCATTGGTCGGTCGCACCGCGGACCGCCAGTTCCTCCCGGACGGTCGCTGGGTCGTACCCTTGGATTCGACCGCTCACTGCCTCCATCAATCTGGTAACCGCCGTCTGAACGGCCGGCAAGTCCCACGCTCGGTGGAGCGTCTCGTGCAGCAGGGCGATCGTTGCATCCAGCGGGTTGTTGAGGTTTGCCGCGTTGAGAACAATTCGGTCGGTCAGGCCACCGACGTACATTCCCTTCAGCGGCTCGCCCGTTCGGCTGGCGAGCGTCCGGTCGTTCACGATCAGGACATTCGGTGGCAGCCGACCGAAGGTGGAGGTCACCGCCTGCCGCACCTGATCGATCGTCATCCCCCGACCGGTGCCGGTCAGCGCATTGGCATAGGCGGCGATCAGGCTCTGACTGATATAAGAAACATCATGATCAGCCTGTAGCTGGGTGATAATCTTGTGAAGCTTCTGCTGAACCGACCGCTCGTTCGTCGCCACCCACTTTGACACCGCCTGCCATGGCACTGTGTCAGTACCGGCGGTCGTCAGGTTGACCGTCCCACCGCCGGTCATTCGGCCAATAACATTCTGCGCCACCACGTCGTGTCCCAGCTGTTCGACACTGCCGGCGGTCAGGCCTTGGAGGAGGCGGTCACGGATCTTCAGCTCGTCGGTCAACACCGGCCGACTCTCTTTGGCCGCCAGCGTCTCAGCCGCTGAGCGCCGACCTTCCGTGACGTCGGCCGTCAGGTTTACTTTGTTCTCCGCCGTGATGTTCTGCGCCGGCTCACTCCGTAGAAAGTCTTTGACCGCCCGACTGATCTCCTGCTTCAGCGGGAATCCGCCGGGGCCGGTCTTGAGCGTCGGCCGATCGCCCTTCTGGCTAAACGCCTGATCCTTCTTACGCACCACATACTGAAAGAGCCGGTCCTGCAGTTGCTGACGAACAAAGCTATCACCATCACCACCCGTCTCTGGCAGGGATTCAACCGCCCGATCAACCGCCGCCCGGTAATCACCGACCGCCATGTAGTCGGCCACCGCCTGGGCGTGTTGTGGATTCTGTTGGAAGTACGTGACAGCCGCTTCGGTATCGGTCGCCACCGCCGGTGATTGTTCGGCCCTGACGGTCGACGCCTGATCGTTCGCCACCTGCTGCTTTACCTGGTTCTGCCTGACGGGTGCCGGTGAGGGAGCGGCCGGGATGGCCGCCTGTGGCCCCTGGCTGACCGCCTGAGCGACCGGCCGGGCGGGTGGTATGTTGGGCACGACTGCCGGCTGATCGGTCGCCGGCGTGGCAGTCTGAGCGTTCTGGCGGGCCTGCCTGATCGCCGCCTGGTATTCGATCGAGCCCGGGAGGGGAGGGGCTGAGGGGGGAGCTGGAGTTTGAGCCTCCTGCTGATCGGCCGTTCGTTGGAGTTGCTCAACCGGATGATCGAGCAACGACATGATGGCTGGTGCACCTTGGCTGAAATCAGGGAGGGCCGTCGGTGGGGCGGTCTCGATTTGAGGACCGGCCGGCGCGACCGGTTGAGCGGCTCTTGCCTGATCAGCCGCCACTGCTTGGTCAAAGCGGTTACGCAAGATCACCTGATCGACCGGTGTTACGGTCCCGAACGTCGATTGTTCGGCCGTCAGTCCCGATTGAGCCGAAGCGACAGGAAGGGTGGCACTCGCCGGGGCGGTCTGGAACTGGGTGGGCGTGCCAGCCGTCTCAGGCTTTGGCTGGGACGCCTGACGATCGAGCTCTTGGCGAATGTTGCTGACCGCCCGCTCGGCCGCCCGACCGTCAGCAATCTTCCCCACCACACCCGGCAGTTGGAACGCCACACCGGTAGCAACACCACTGATCGCTCCACCGAGTGCCGCCTGTGCGCGTTCTGACTGCGCTTCAGGGCTCGTTAGTTGATCGAAGTACTGGGCCCAAAACTTATCCTGACCCAACAGATCGGACGACGCTTTGCCCGACTGTTCGATCAACGTCTGGAAATATTCGGTCGGCGCCTGCGTCACAAACTGCTCGAGCCCGGCGTCACCAAGTCGCGCCACCCCATTGACAAAGAACGACCTGCTGCCTTTCGAGCTCAGGAAGTTTTCGAGCGGGCCACTAGCTACCTCGTGCCCACCCGGCAGCCGACCGAGTGCCAGTTTCTCCCCCACCGCATCGAGCAGGCCGGCCGGAATACCGTGTGCGAGCGACAGTAGGGCGGTCAGGCGATTACGATCAGCCGGGTTGTCCTGAGTCGCGTCGCTGAAAATACTCCCGACTTCTTGTGCGATGCTTCCGCCGGTCGCGCCAATCGCCTGGCCGGCCGCCACTCGGTTGGCCAACGCTTCAGCTCCGATCTTACCGGCCGTCCGTGCCGCGATCTGACCAGCGCCAAATCCACCAACCATTCCTGGGGCGGCGGTTGGTGCGTTCTGCCCCACCTGTTCCAGCGCGTACGTCAGAGCGTCACTGAGGTTCCGAACCTCATCCGGTCCGTGAATGAGCGGCGGGTTCTCACTGATCTTCTGCGCGTTGTACGCCTTCTGCGCGTCTATAGCGGGCGTCTCTATGCCGGCCATCGTTGCCAGCCATTGGGCGAGCGCCAGACCGGTGTCCTCCAACTGCCGGCCGCCGCGGTAGAACGAGCTGGTGAGTGGTGCCTTGGTGCGATCAGGCAACACGTCACCCTGAGGGCTGTACGTCTCAGCCTGAACTTGCGCCAGTGATCGGCCGCCGCGAAATTCAGGGAGCAGCCGCTGTTGCGCCGTCTCTGCCTGGGCGGCTTGGACCGGCGTCTGGCCGATCAACGGACTGGCTGCCTCACGAATGGCCGCCCCTAAGCGATCGGCAAATCCGATGTCACGCGGTGGTTGGAGGACCTCCTGTTGATCGGCAATTGTTTTGGTCGGCTGCGTGATCGGCGGAAGTGGGATCGGCCGTTCCTGCGGTGGCGGCTTCTGATAGCCGTACAGAGCGGTCGCCAACTGCTCGGCGCTGAGTGACGGAAGGGGCGTTGCGGTATCGGTCCCCGGGAAGGGCGGTAATGGAACTGGCTGATCACCGACCGGTGATCCAACCGAATCGGCGGCGGTCGTCATTTGACGTCTATTGGTTCTGCGGAATGTCCTGCACGCTCGGCTGCAACTGCGGACGAGTGATGGTAAAACCGGTCTTCAGATAGGCCAACGCTTCAGCCAGGCTGGGCGTCGATCGCAGTACACCCTTTGTGTCGTAGATCAAGTACGACCCGTCGGCCGCCCGCGGGATGGGCGTTGGAGCGACCGCCGCCACGGGCACGACCGGGCGACCAGGAACAACATTAGTCTGAAGACCATTAGGCGGCAGACTGAATAATCGACGAAGAGCATTGAGCGTCGGATTCCCGGCCGCTGCTGGTTGGACCGGTGCATTGAGCAGTGTGGGCGATGGCGCGGGATTGGCCTGAGGGCCGGCCCCGGGGTTGGCCGCGTCATTGCCTTGAGCGTTCAGACCCACATCAGATCCGCCAAGTTGGCCGGTGGTCGTTGGAAGTATCCCCATCAACTTTCGAGATACCGCCTTTGGTGTTCCGTTCTCGCCAACAATAATCGCCAGCCGGTCTCCGAGATTATTATCGTTAATCAACTTTTGGAGGGCCGTCTTTTTAGCAGCATCACTGTCCGTAAATGGATTGATCGCCCAGTGGTGATTCTGATCGACCGTAGTGTTTATAGTATCCGCCACCTGCTGCTCTTTCGCGGTGTCCGCCTGATCCTGCAACATCTTCAGCTGCCCCATCGGACCACCGTACTTGAGATTGTCCTCCGCCAACCGCTGGTTCCCACCAGCAATCGCCATCTGTCGAGCGGCCTCCAATCGCAGTTTTTCTAAGTCTATCTGCTGACCGGGCAAAGCCGCTCCCTGAGCTTCGGTTGCCATGTTATGGCGCGCCGTCTCAGCCGCCGTCTGGAAAGCAATCTGATCGGCCGTCGCTCCACGGTTGGCCGCATTCTGCGCCAGCACGGTGTTCAAGATGTACTGATTCTTCGCCTCCTCCGCCCGAGCGTCCGTCGCGTACCGACTAGTGTCAGCCCCGGTGGTCGTCCGAAGATCCTCCGATTGATAACCGCGATTGCCCAACCGTTCTTTGCTCGCCGTCTGTTCGGCCAGGTTCCGTTGGTTCGCTAAGTTGACGAGGAATGCCAATTGCTGCGCCTGGTTGCGGGTCGCCGCATCCTGCTGCGCGATGTCGGCCGCGCCGAGCCCGCCGAAAGTATCAGAATAAAGTACGGCCATAAATCATCCTCCTTCGTACGGAACATACCCACCAGACGGATCGGAATATCCAGCTCCAGTATAGGGCTGATTGATACCTGACAGATAACCGCCGCCATAACCGCCACCATAACCGCCACCACCATTACGGCTGGCCATCAATTGGGTAAGCAGCTGTACGAGCTGGCCGTTATTGCCGCCACCCGATCCACCTCCACCGCCCATCAATCCACCAAGCATACCGCCAGCACCACCGCCCGCCCCTCCACCACCGCCCATCAAACCACCACCATAGAGCGACAGGTAGGTGTCGAGCGCCGAGTTGAGACTCGTGTCAATCGCCTTGGTCGCGCCAACGAACTTGTTGTCGATATGCTTGAAGCCTGCAGTGTCGGCCTTGATGTTGCCCACCCCCTGACCAACCAGATTCTGCTGCGCGCCCAGCGTATCGTTCCGCGCCTGGATCGGCGCGAGGTCGAGCGACAGCACGCGGGTCGGTACGGCCGCCCGGGCTTGGATAGCAGCATCGGCTCCTCCGTAGTCGGCCCGCCGGGTGGCCGCCAAATTGCTCGTCTGCCCGCTCAGATCGTTGAATAGGCCGGCCAAGGCGGGTGCCAGATTCTTCTGCGTCCGATCGGCGATCAACGTCTGACCGTAAGTGCTTGGCCCCTGCTCGCCATAACCCAGGCGAGCCGATTGAATCTTGTCGGCCAACGACGTCTCACTGCCAATCCGTTTAGCCAGCTGATCAAACAGTCCAATGTTCTGCTGACCGATCGCTCCACGGTCGGCTATCGGATTACTGGCCGCCAGCTTGGCGGCAATCCCGCCGTACAGCGCCTGATCACCCGGTGTGAGGCCCAGGAGGTTCGTTCGTGCCGCCCCGACGTCGGTTCCGAACTGAGCGAGCGACGCATTGTTCTGGTCGAGGTTGGTCCCGCCCTGGGCGGTCAGGCGATCCTGCAGATCCTTCAGCGCATTGCTGTAATAGATCTGCTGGTCCTTCCCGGGGAAGATTGCGCCGAGGACTCCCCCGAGATTGAATACGCTCGACATGATGAGATGATGGTTGGTTGGAAAGACGGAAGCAACTTAGACTTGATTTCCCTGTTTGATCCGTTCGATCCACTGCTTAGCCCGTCGATCAAACTCCCGCAACTCCGGGAAACGCCGGACCAGATCCGGACACGATTCCTCAAGGGTCGGGAAGGGCGGGAATTCTTTGAGCCGCGGAACCTGCGGCGGAATCATCCGGCTCGCATTGGAATTCTGGGTGGCCATCGTCGTTAACAGACCTCCATCAGTTTAAGCGTCGAAGCGCTGATCCGGAAACAACCGTCCAACCCCGTGACATAAATACGACAGGTAACGAACTGCCCACGCTCATAGAACGGGAAATACTGGCCGTCCTTGAACCGCGCGCCTGAGGCGAGAGGATCGGTGATGACCGTCAGGTTCGAGTCGCAGACCTGTCGGGTGAACGGCAAGGACCACCTGGTGGTGTCCGCACAGTCGGTCATCCCGATCTGCCCGACCATCATGGTTAAGCCATCGGACGACACGTTGAGCTTCATCCCACTACACTCCTTATCATTCGTCGTCCCGTACCGAAAGAGCCGGCGTTGGAGGACCGACAGGTAACCGCGATTCTCGTAGCAACCGACTGACAGGGCAGGAAACGGCTGAACGATGTGACCGGTCAGAGCCTCCCGTACGCCGCACCCGGTATACTCTTTGATCGATATATCGTCACCGGTGATCGCCATTAGGAACCGACTGTCAGCATCACAATCGGCGCACAGGTCTTCCAGACACTGACCGCACATGGCGGCGATCGCGCTGGCGGGATCCATCGGCAGGGCCGTGCTCTCCGTCGCGTTGTACAAATAGGGGTAGGCCACCATCTCGTTACCGGCATCACAGGCCGCCCCCTCCTTTGGCAGCAGCTGATCGTTGGCCGAACAGATTCCCTGTCGGTCCTCCCAATCCCTGAGCGTCATCATCCGGTCCGGCCGGTGGTTGGTAAAAGCAGTGAACCCCTGGTTGATAAGGCTGGCCTTATGATACCGCGGCCACAGCACAAGTGTCAGATCATTCGACCCCTGTGTGGTGGTCGGCCAGCTGAACCAGACGGCACCGTGCAGTGCATCAAACCCACCGACCGGCAGGCGACACCGCCCTTTATCGACCGGTCCGTAACTGGCGAGATCAGGCAGGCCCTGGACGACCACCGCCGGCAGGCCGACAAAGATTGCGCCGGCCGCCACATACATCCATTCCACTCGCTGAGGTGCCCGATCGTAGACGGTCGTGCTGTAAATGCTGTCGACCCCCAGGTAGTAATGGACGTTCCCGACATTGACCAACGTGTTGGGATACCGCAGGACCGACGCCTCATCGTCCTCAAACCGGTGGATCTCATCGAAGGCAAAGATCGCTGGACCATCGACCAACCGACCGTCGTAGATCGCTTGGCTGGTGTAGACCCTGAGCGATCCACCGATCGGTTCAATCGCCAGGACGATCTCACCCCGTCCAAAGTCCTGAAAGCCGGCGGCTGAGTTACCGCCCGGCACCCACGACCGAGCATCGTTGTAGTCGCTCCAGATGATCGTCCCGGGTTTTGACCGGCCGTCCTGCGTGATATCCGCCAGCAGGATAAATCCCTGGTACTTCCCTATGACTTTAGCGGAGGTGATCCGCAGCGCCTGGAGGTCCGCCACATAATCGGCCGACCACTGAAGGGCCCCCAGCGGTGGATCGTTCAGTTGAAACTCCAAAACCAGATCAAGGCCGTTGGTAAAGATCGCGATGTCTCCCAGCGTCTCGACCTTGAACGACAGGCTGGTATCCTTATCCTCCGCCCCACACTCACCGCCCAACCCATCGGCGATCACCCGCCAGTTGCCCGCCAGATCGTCGTTGACGAACAGCGTGTCACGCGTACCGGCAAACAGCCGACGCTTCTTGCTCGAGCTCGTGACGCTCTTCAGCAGGGATATCTCTGACCGTTCATACGGCAAATACGGGCTGCACGCATCATCTCCACTCTCAATGATCGTACTGGCCCCGCAGTCGATGGTCGTCGCCGTCTGGGTGAACTTCGAATCGATCAGGCCGGACAGTCGGGTGATGTGAATATCGTGTGCGTCACCCGGCAGGGCAAACGTCAGCCACACGGCGGTCGTCATCGCCACCACGATGTCCACCTCTTTGAAGCCATTGCCAGCCCCCGACTGATACTCGAGCCGAAGATACAGATGACCGATCCGCACGGCATAACGGTTGGCCTTCAGCCGGATCTTCCACTCCAGACAGGGGCTACTGCCGGCCGATGGGTTGGCCAGCACGACCTCCGGACTGATGTCCACCACCTGCCGCGACTGCCACATCTGATCGTGCAGATCCTGATTGCCGTACGAGCCGGGGGTGGTGGAGGTCGTTGGACCCGGGCTGGTGCCGGTCACAACCACCGTGTCGTCCGAGCCGTCCGTCAGTTGAAATTTTGAACGAAAGAGCTTGAACACGCCGCTCCCAAAATCCTGCACCACCTCGTAGCCAAATCCATTGATCTCTCCCCTGTTTACCGCCGGCCCGCCCAGATCGGCCAGGCTGGCCATCGGAAGGTTGCTGTCGTCCGACAGCAGCTTGAACGACGTGGGGTGCCATTGGGCGAGGTCGTCGATCAAGTAGATCCAGTAGCCGACGAACGGCCGGTAGTGCCACGTCAGATCCATCTGAGCGCCCACCCCGTTCTCGCCAAAGTGCAGATCAAGATTGGTCGGGCCCGGACTGGACGATCCGATAGGGCTGACACTTCCAGCGGCGCCGAACACAGCGGACGTCTGGCCAATCAGATCCGGCCACTCGGGACTCGAACTGGTGAGGGTTGTACTCAGCGTTTCATTGTGGGCGATCGATGGGCTTTGGGTGAAGCCGGATGTCTCGGCGTCGTCCGTCACCCCGTCGTACGCCAGGAGCGGGACGTTGACCGTTGCGGTTGATGGTAATGAATCAAGGACGTCGGTCGACGGGTAGCTGAAATCAACCGTGCCGGTCGCGCCGATTGTCACCGTCTGGGCCCCGCCATCCAGATTCTCCACCGCAGGGGCCGTCCGGAGGAGCGTCGTGTACTGGATGTCGACCGACAGTGGTCGACCAAGCGCCGTGTCATCGAACTGCTGGATCGACAGTGGAAGGCTCCATGGTCCGGATTGAACGACGATCGAGTCGGAATAAGTGACGGTCAGTGCCGCACCATCCGGAGTGGTGAACGCGAAGTTACCGGCCGGTGTATCCTGCGTGACGGTCGCCAGCTTGCTCTGCTCGAGCCCACCCCAAAACAGGAACTGGGGGGCCAGCAGTGACGACTCATCGGTAATCCACGTGCCGGCCGCATCCAACCCAACCCGGCCTGACCAAATGGCAAAGCTTGGTGGCGGGGTGATGATCGTCCCGCCCGGGCAAAGTTGGTCGTAGAGGTAACGGCGCCAGCCACTGCCGCGAAAGTACCCGTCTTCGGCCGACCCATCGACATTCAGCAGCAGCTCAAAATCCTGCTGCCGACCGGTTCCCCGTTGGTTGCGAAGATCGAGCCCGCCCAACAGAGGTTCATTCGTGATCTCCTTCCCGCATGGCATAGATCATCGTGCGACTGCCCAGGCGCGAAGTTTCCATTTAGTTGGATCAATCTCCGACTGGGCGCCCGTCGTCTTGTTGGCGATCCGTAAAGCATTTGGCTGACCGACCGGCCGTTGAATCATCCGGATGGTCGTCGGGCTGACGGAAATGGTAGGCGAATTCTGATCATTGAAGGTTGAATCAAAATAAGAGGTGGCTGCCACCTGAACTTCGTCCGCATCATCCGGTCCGGTCCCGGCCGAGTATCCAAGATCGGTCGCGATACAGACCAGATCCACACCGTAGAACAACGGCTTCTTGGAGAACCCATGCGAGAACGTCGCGGCCGATCCGGCGGCCGGAACTGCCACCAGTCCATCATCGGGCGTTCGGTAATACCCTTCCGACACCACGTGTTGTTTTCCGCCAACATCTCGGCTGCGTAGAAAATCACCCTCTGCTCCACCCTCAAGCTGGTCGAGCGAAATCCGGCTGATGCTGGTAAACGCCCGCCAGTTCGTTCCGTCAAAAATCGCCCCCACCACCTGGCCGTTTCGAATATCACCCGCCTCGAGCGACACGCCGTAAAGGTTGAGCAACGGCAGTGGGTCAATCAGATAGAGCTTGATCGTGCTGCCGACCGAACTGTCGGGCGAGTCGTGCGAGGCGATGAAGAAGACGATTCGACCCGGGTAGTTAATCGTGTAGGGATTGGCGTACGGCAGGGTCGATGTCAGTACATACTCCCCGCCCGTCCCGCTGGCTGTCAGTGGGCCGTAAATCCACTTGTAGAGCTCGGCATTGAGACCGTCATTGATCGTCCCATCGTCCTTGAACATCCAGCTGATGAGAATCCCCAGCTGCTCACGCAGGCCGATCAACCGGGTGAACGCATCGCAGATGTCGCTGCTTGGGTTAAGCGGGCCGGTGAAGACCGGTGGTAGGGCTCCGTCTGGAACTGGCATAAGCTAGCAACTATTGGGGCAACTGATGGCACACGGACGCAGGAGATCCAACCGCCATTTCTCGTCCCGCGCCAGATCGCTCATCATGTTCTGCCGACGGGCGACAAATTCCCGATCAGCCGTCTGGTACTTCGCGAGGTCGCACCGGTCTTTGATCCGCCGCAAGAACCAGCAGATGTAGTCAATGATCTCCGGGTCACACTCGTTGTCGATCACCCACAGATCAGGCAATGGGTCGGCATCAAGCCAAGTACGCTTCACCCCAGAGTACGAATATTGCACTCCTTTAGTGCTCGGGATGGCCGGCCAGATCGCGAGGTTGCCGTTGACGATCGCCGTCTCGTAGCTCGATGGATCAACCGTCGGATCAAGCGCCGGATCTGGTGTGTAAAACCCATCACTGTTAGGCTCACCCGTATCGGGCAGAACGAGCGTTCGGCACGTTCGCTCATGACACTCCATCCGATCGGCCGACACCGGGTCGGCCCGGGTAACACAACAGATCTTTGGATCCGGATCTGTCTGATCCACGATCTGAACGCGGGAGAACCGCACGAGCGGCGGAATGTACAGATAGGTGGCGTTACACCGCCAGAAGGTGCTACCAAAATCCTTGGTGTCCGACTGACCGACCTGCAGCATTTTGACATTCCCCTGCAGGTCGACCAAGGCGGTCCGAAAGTCCTGGCGGAATTGCGCGATCAGGTTCGTCGCAATCTCCTCCGGCCAAACCTGTGGCTTTACCAGCTGAAGTAAATCTAGGTAGGTCACGGGTTAAATGTAGGAAGCAGATCAAAACGTAGGAAGGTCAGAACTCATCGTCCACCGCCTTGACCACCGCTTTGGCTGGAACCTTTCCCGTCTTCTGGCCCTTTGGGGGAGCAGGTGGTGGTTTAGGTAGCGGTACAGAAGGGGCCGGCAAGGGCCCTGGCGGGCCTGCCACGACGTCCGACGGGCCGGCCGGTGCAATCAGCTCCGCCTTGGGGACGGCACTCGTTGGGGGCGGCACCACGACGTGAGCGGTGTCACGCGCGATCTTCTCCTGCGTGGGGTTCTTTGGGTCGGGCACGACGGTCGACAGCCGGGGCCTAACCCCCGCAACATTTGCGGCGGGGCGGGCTGATCCCACGAACGGGTCGACCTTGCCTTGCAGCCGCACCTGGTTGAGCGGCTGCTGTGACGATCGATCGCGCTCGAACTGCCGCTCGATAGCCATTCTTTTTTTTTCCGCCCAGACCTCGCGCGTCACCTCTTCAACACCCGCCAGAAGCCGCTTGATGTACGCCTGACGTAGGCCGTCCGCCAGCTGCTGGTCTTCCGTGATGTAGTACGACAGGTCGTCACCGATCTTCACGAACGGTACGGGCTTTCCGTTGTAAACGACCGACCGGTCGCCCGTCCGCAGAAAGTAGAACCGTGGTCTACTCTCCGTCGATGGTTTGGCTCGTTCCATCGACTGGCTTGATTGCTCTGCCGTTTCTTGCATGATTATTGATCGTTATGTTCGTCAGCCTGACCGGTACCTGGGTTTGATCCACCGGCTCAGCGGCTGAAAATTGTCGGCGTTTCTTTACCGCCTTATCCTCCGTCGGAACTGGGGAGGCTGGTAGGGGCGGAGTGCCATCGATATCCGGCATGACCTCCACCGCCTCTGTTATGGCCTCCAGCGAATGGTGGGCGACCTTGAAGTACGCGCGCTTGGTCTCGTGATCAGTGCTTTTATTCAACTCCCGCAGTGCCTTCTGGTACAAATCTCGAAAGTTGCTGATCACATCGACGCAGATGCCGATCTTGAGATCACTGACGGTGCCCGACGCCTGACGATGGGCCCGGCCGTTGTTCGCCATCGAGACGATCATCTGCATCCCGCGGTCGACCACCCGGGTGATCCGCCGTTCGCTCTCCGTCGGCTTCTGCTGTTCGGTGTCGGTCGGCATCGGTTACTGAACTGGTGGTTGAACCGGGATCCGCTGAATCGCCTGCATCAACACGTCGTTGTTGGACGTCGCGGGCGCTGCTCCTTGGATATTCTCCAACACTTGAACCCCTCCATCCGGGCTCAATCTGTATGGTGGAGTATTGCTTCCGGGGTTGGCACGAACCAAATGAACTTTGCCCCACGGGGTATCCACGTTCAGCGAATAGCCGGCCGGATCGTTTGCTAATGCCTTAACCAACTTGGCGGCACTGCCGGTCGCGCAACCAGAAAAGCATCCGCCACAAAAGACGGTCAGGCCGAGGACGATTAAAATTCTTTTCACGCTTGAAACAGTAGGGCCTGCCCAACCTGAAGGCAATTAACGTCGCTTGCGCCAGGCCTTCAACCGCGGTCTGAGCCGATCCTTCTGGCCGACCGCGACCGGCAGTTTGGAATAAACCACCGGCTGATCCTGCTGCAGCTTGTGCAGCACATCTGGGTGATTTACCGCCAGAAACTTCCACTCCTTCTGTGACTTGATCGGCACAGGTTCAAGGAGGGCTGACCGGCGGCTTACGTGGGACCGCCACCTGATTGGTCCTGGCCGTCCGTGCCGGTGGTACGGCAACGGTCGGTCGCCTGCTAGCGGCCTTCAATTGCGCGACCTCCGCCTTCAGCGCATTGAACTCCGCACGGGTGACCGGCAGTTCCACCTTATTCGGCGCCGATCGAACGACCTTCGGTCGGGGTGGTACGGTTTCAACCGCGGTATCTGCCGCCCTAACGGCGACGACCAACAGAGCAGCACAAAACGCAATGATCAGTTTTTTCATAGTGTGGTTACTTTACGATTATCACTTCAAAAAGGTAGGTCGTACTTTGAGTAAGCGCCGTCGGGCCGCTCTTCAACACAAAGGTGGTGGTCGTCGATTGACCGTAGCAGGCGCTGTTGCCCGACAGTAGAGCGGTCGCTGCATTACCGGCCGCCAGCGACCAATGAGGGGCCGCCGCATAGGCGCTGGCGAACGTCACGGTCGCAACCGTCGCATTGACAGCCGGCGTCGATCCGGGAATGACACTGAGGGTGAACGCCGAATCACTTTGACGGACGAGCGTAACGGTCGGCCCAGTACCAGCACCCGTACCGGCGGCGACCGACGGGACGCCCGTCCGCGGAAAGACAAACCGGCCGGTATTCCACCGCACCTCGCCCGTCGATGGGTTTCGTTCGAGCGTATGATCGGCGTCCGTACCGTCATTAGGCGTCGAGGTAAAAAGGAAGTCATCGGCGCTACTGTTGTTGATTGTGAAAAGTGGCGTATTGACCGTCACCGACGAACTGGCGGTCATCCCGATCAATGCGCCATTAATCGTGTTGTTCAAGCTCGCCTGGGAAATGACATTCGTCGCCAGCACATTAAAATCAGAGAGCGCGGTTTGGAAGGTAAGGCTATGACCACCGCCAGAAACCACGCGATTCCCCGCCAGTGTTCCATTTGCATCGAACATATTCCTGCCCGCCACCCATTCACCGGCGCCCGTCGCGGCGTTCAGCAACGTCCACACCCAGTTGGTGGATACCGTGGCATTATTGACCCCCTTGGAAAATAGCCTGATACCGTTCGTGCTGGTTCCACCAATCTCCGTCTCACTGTCCGTCATGTTGATAAAGCTCGTGCCAGCTCCGTTAGAAAGATAAATGGCGGGCCCGACCTGAATGTATGATCCAGTAAGATCGCTCATCGTGAACGACAGCAGATTCTCGATCGTCAGATTGTGGCCCGCCCAATCGTGGACCCGGCTGGCGGTCGCTGTGAGGTTGGCGTTTGCAAAATTAGTTGATGAGCCACCAGACGCATTCCTAAATCCCACTTTACCGGTTGTTTGATCAATCATCGTCAACACCATTCCATTAGTTGAACTACCGCCATATACATCCTGATCTACCATATATATGTCTCCAGTCAGAGTATTCATCTGAATGGTATTTGTAACGATTAGGAATTGCGCGGCCGAACTGCTAATTTGCGCTTGAACACCTCCGCCCAAAGATGCAGATATTGAGCTAGAACCTCCAAGACTAAGATTAGCGACATTATTTAAGCTGAAATCATAACCGGCAGCATCGGTTGTGTGAGAACCATCAAATGTAAGATTGGCGTTGGCTATGTTCTGTCCACCGCCACCTCCACAACTCTCGCACACCCAATGAGCGCCTGCCCCACTATCGACCATCGTCAACATGATCGTCGCGCCAGCTTTGAAATCACCATCAGCCAGGTGCGTCACGCCATCCTTACGTGTTATGTAATGAGGACTTCCACTGTCACCTAATTGAAGTTGACTATCAGCCACCGCATCGGACGTCGGTTTCATGTAGAACTGCATGAACTCCGGCGGATCAGACGAATCGTTGTAGGCCGGAACGATTGAGGCCGTTGCGGCAACGAACGCTCCGCCACCGGAGTCGGTTGCGGTGCCTTTGAAGTAGATGGTTTGGTATTCCACAGCACCCGCGTCAGCAGTTTGAAGCTGAAGGTATTGGCCAACCAACGCTGTGTTATTAACATCTGGAGTTGAAATATCTAATTCGTAGTTAGAACCAATACTTAAAGTGTCATCAATAGAATTTACTGAAAAACCGCGAGGGCTGTTAATTGTTAAGCGATACCCAGTGAAATCGTGGTATCTATCACCAGTCGCCGTCAAATCCGCATTCGCGAAGTTCTGTCCGGCGGGCGGGTTGGCCCAAACACCTTTCCCAGTAGTGACGTTCGTTAGTGTCCAAACCTGACCTAGAGTGGCGACACCATCATGGATTTGCTTGTTCTTAAATGCTATTCCTTGCGTTGTATCGACGTCAAGAGAAATAACATCGCCACTACTGGCGAGAGTTATTCCATACATTGGAGTACCAGACCCAACAAAAAATCCTCCGTTGAACATTCCATCTCCATCTATTGATATATTTGGAGAATTAGCAATTGACAATCCTTCTCCTTCTCCTCCTCCGGACAAGTCTACTTGAATAAAAGGAAATCTAATTTGAGCCAAACTTGATCCAAATAATTGAAGAGTAGAAATGTTATCAATAGCTAAACTATTCCCCGCCGCATCATGCGTCCGGTTCCCCGTGAACGTCAGGTCGGTGTTGGCGAAGTTATCATTCACGTAGTTCGTGGTGTACGTGATGTTAAAGACGTTTGTTCCACCGGTGATCGTTGCAAAATCAGCAATCCCATTCGTGTCGATCAACGTCAGGACCTGCCCGGCAGTGGCGGTAGTCGCATGAACTGCCGGAGTTAATATAATCAGACCATTAGTACCATAGGCACCGACCGTTGTTGAGTTATGGTCGAGCGACAAAAAACTGTTCGAACTGGTGATCGATATGTTTGGCGCCAATAAATCAAGTTGATCGAGCGACGCTAGTGTCAGGTTATTAAGCCCAACCACATTCTGGTTGTTTGCCTGTATTAGAGAACTATCGGCCGACGTGTTGAACCCCGTGAGTCCCGCCAGACCCAGCGAATACGTCCCAACGCCACTCAGCAATCGGTTGGTCGTCAACTGACCGTCGCTGTTAAAGATATTCACCGACTTCAGGGACGGTATGTTAAAACCGTTGGTCGTCGTGATGTCAGCGATCTTGTACCAATTGGTGTTGCTGATCCCCTTCAGAAGCATGTAAAGTCCAAAAGCATTGGTATCCGGACTTACAGACTTCACCATCACCATCATTCCCTCCTTCCGTCGACCTTGAACAATCGCATTCCGCTCGTTCGTCGAACCGACCGATCGCATACCACCACCAATGAAATCATCCCACACCACTGGACGCTCATCCTCATAGGCGGTTGTGCTCAGCGCCTTTGTCACCTTCAGACTGTGAAGATTAGGAATATCACCAGAGGCCGGCAGCGGATCCGGATACGGGTACTGCGGTGGCGTGATCTGCCCAACGACCGTCAGTGCGGTCATCAGCAGCATTGAAATTAAAAATAGATATTTAGCTTTCATACAATTTCTTTCTTAGGATTATCCGGATCAATCGGGGTCGACGGCGGAATCGTTCCAGGTTGAACCGGCTTTGGGATATCCCGCTGAACAGCCGGTCGACGCTTCTTTAACTTCTTGGTCTTCATTCGGAATATTTAACGGTTGATAGGCCTTTTTCATCCTGGCCGGCCGCCAGCTTGTTACGCCGCAAAATATCCTTAACCTCCTCCAACGCCCGATGGTCTTCCTCCCGTAATTTTCGGAGTTCCTTCAGTTCGGCCGTGTGTTCCTCCAAGGTCGATAGCACAAGCGGCAGTTTGGCCAACGGCGCGAGCGAACCTCGTACATCGATCATTCCACCGATCAATGAACCAAGCGCCAGCCAGACAAACGCCCGGTGGCTGGCCGTCATTTTTTTATTCGTCGCCATACCATCGATTAGTACCGACAGTATGTTGCTTTTCGAATCTGAGGAAAAGCTTTTCATTCAATAGCATATCGGTCCGATAGCGGACCAACTTAGTTATGGATCGGTGGACCGAATGCGTGATTTGAAGTTGATCGTCTTCGATTGCTTGCCGCGATTGCAGCTTTGTGTTGGTCTGTCATTTTTCCTTTCTCAGCAATGCTTAATTTAAGCTTTGTTTCATCAGACATCGGACGGCCAAGCGGTTCTCCTGATAATCTTTTAATTGCCCACCGTTTTATGGCCATAGATCTTAATTCTTCAATCCCTTCTGGTGTGGAATAACGCTTAATTTTAGATGCCCTAACCATCTCACGCATATGATCCGATTTGTTTCTTATAGCCGTTCTTCCCGTATCGCTTTCGTACCGTAACCTTGCTAAGCTCATTGCAGCTTTGTGATCCTCGCTAAACGGAGGTTTTGGAACACCCTTTCGCGCTGCTGACATTTTACATCGAGTTGCAAGCGAATGCTTTGTTCCAAGTCTCGACTTTCTCAACGCGGCTTTGTGAGCGTCGCTTTGTGGCCCAAACTTTACTCCTTTTCTAATTGCTGACATCTTGGCACGAGTTTCAAAAGAGTGCTTTACTCCAAGCGGGCTTCCAGCCGTTGGTGATATATTGAATCCAGTACGCGGGCAAGCTGAGTTAAGTTTGTCGATCCAGAACTGCTCACGAGGAACAAGTTGGTTGGCATCCTCAACCTGCTCCAATATTTCAAACAAAAACGCCTCGGGAGAATGTTTTATCCATGAACGCTGCAAAGTAACCGAGTGATGCTTTCCTTTGGAAAGCAAAGATCGATGAGAATGCCACCGTTGATGTATGTTCAACGCAGATCCGACATATTGTCTACCGCTCATCGTATTCCTAATCATGTATATTCCGGTCATAGTCACCGATGAACAGGAGGCCCAAATTGAGCCCATCCAAGTATAAAAATTACAAAAAATAGTAACAAGGTTCCACCCAACGGTCGAATTCCAGATGATCCAGTGGCTGGCCAGTTAGACCAAAGTCCAAACACAAGCCATAACATCATCAAAATCCAAAAGCATAATCCTAGAGACATATAATTACTTTCTATTTATCAGGCGATTTAATTGCTCGTCAGTTAAAGTCGTAGTCTTGGTCGATTCCGGTATCGGCCTAAGCCGTTCTTCAAGCACCGCCAGCTTGGATGCCAGATCTTTGTTGGCCTGAATGAGTTCCTTAATCTGAGCGGTCTGGGCATCGCTCTTACTATTCACCAGCTCGTGTACTTTTTCAACCGTAGCGGCCGATGCCCGGCTCTGAATATAAGTCGCAATCGAAGAAAGCGTTGGAATAAACGCCGCCAAGATCAACGTCGTGATAACGACATTGGTGTTTTGTTTGACGGGCGGAGCCATCGGTCACGGAACCTTTCGAAGCAGGCGGTTGGTTGATGGCAGCGGTGGGTAGAACGGTCCAGGCCGGCTGTTCCGCGGGTCCGTCAGATCCACCCCCATTCCTCCCTGGGTGCGCGGACGAGCCATCAGTGTCTCCATCCGGTCAAGCCGGTCCAGCACATTCGTCGCCAGAGCAACGTGGCTGTCGGTCACGGCCGTCAGGCTCGTGTTGTTCCAGAACGACCGGGTCTTGTCCGACCCGAACCAGGCAACAACAATCGCCACCAGGATACTCTTGATCGAGCTTCCTAAATTGCTCGATCCAATCAGGTACCTGATTACATCGGACGTTGGCGTACCAGGCGGAATCGGTGATGGCGGTAGTGGCGCGGGTATTGGTTGGTCCATAAATTTAACGATCGGGATCAGAGTTGAAAAGTTGCGATAGACCAACATTTGAAATGACAGCCGGTGAAGACGGTCGGTACTGAACTCCCTCCGGCCACAGAAAGTACGCCACCACATGACCGCTGTCAGTACCGGCCACCGCGCCAGCAAAGTCCCAATGAACTCCATCCTGGTTCCGGGCAAACAACGGACTATCGCTGTCGCCAGCCACCGGCATGTGGCCGTCAAAATAGAGTACGCCGTAGTAGGCAACCATCCCGTCAGGAAACGTGTAGGGAAAACCACAACAGTCGCCAAAGACCGTTCCGGTGTACCACACGCGATCGACGATTGACAACCATTGAACAGGCGTGCCCGGAACAGTGTTGGTCGCCACGTAGGAGATACCACTGGAAAGCGGACGACACGTTCGGTAGAGAAATGCGTCGTTGGTTGAATTGCGGTATCGCCTGGTCCACGTGCAATTCTGAACACTACCGCCACAAACACCGTCGGTGACGAACCCGGTGCACAGGCCGGACAGTGGGCCCGTCTGATCGCCGATACTGACGCCGGTGAACGATCCGGCCGCGTGCTCGATGCCAAAGATATTGGACGACGTAATGGCGATCGACGGGTGACCTGTCATCCAGTAAACGACCAAGTCAGACTTCCAGTCGGCCAGCACCGATTGAGCAGTCAGCCATGCGGCAAGAAAGAAAATCCTCATGGCTCAGTAAATTGTTGCCCAGCTCCCGCTTGATCCGCCAGTCGTGCAGATAATGGCAAACGGCGTAGAAGTCGCTTCATTGAACTCCACACGATCTCCCTTGATAAATGTCCCAACGCTCGGTGTGGTGGTGCCCGCAAAAGTTCGGTACTTACCCCTGACCAAGAACGGGAGATTCTGCGGCACGGCCATCAGAGTAGTTGAGTTGGATTGATTTCCAGATACTAGCCAGAGATGACCAAAGTCTGCAGCATTACCAAGATAGTAACCTTCGCTAACTCCTCCACCCTTCACGTTGATCACGTTATTGCCCGTAATCGTAATGTTGCTGGCCGGCGGAATACACAGAATGCCCACCTCCTGGTTGGCCTCGGTAATTGGGTTTCCAATGTCGTTATCGATGATCCGGTGGTTGCTGCCAGCAACGATTCTGATGGCCGCCGCATTAGTGCCACTCAGGCTGGCACAATTGTTCTGCAGCCGATTACCCCTGACGGTCACCCCACTACTACTCGGGTCAGATAGGACGATCCCACCCAGTGCGTTGGTCGTGAAAAGATTTCCGATCAGACCGATATTTGAACACCCGTTGGTCAGGACCGTCCCATATTGATGAACGGAGATAACCGAGTTCTGGACCGTCAGGTTCCGGACGTTATCGAGATACAGGCCGCCCAAACCGGCCCCGGCGTTCGGGCCGATTAGAGTGCAGCTGTCGATCACGTAATTGACCGTCCGCTGAATCGAGTCGGAATCCAAGCCTCGGACGTACGCACCGGCCAACAATGAATCGAGACAGGTGACAGTCCGATATACAACCGAACCAAGTTGCTGCCCCTGAAAGCCCGAGTAATGAAACCCAAAATCACCACAGACGGCAAAGATCGGATACCGGCACTGGTCGATCGTCACATTGTCGTACTGCAGGCTGTAACTGGCGGAGACGATCAGACCGGCCGAATCGGAGTGAGTGAGGTTTCCAATATGTCCCTGGCTGACCTTCACTCCATGCGGGTGCCTGGTACCTAACGCGGCATTTCCGGACGTCACATATCCCCAGTGCACTTCGATCCCGCCACCCATCGAACTGTTGTTCGGGATTTCAAAATGTTCAATCGTAATGTTATGGCTATTTTGAGTGACAAGCGCCCCGACTCCGTCATAGCCAGTTGAGTAAAAAGTAACATTTCGGATCGTCGAATTGCTGACCCCAGCATTGGATACTCCGCTATAATCCCCGAATCGAAACGGACAGTGTACATTATCGGACGATCCCCCGTCCTGAGCAGCATCAACGACCGTTCCGCCGTCCCAGATGAAATTAGAACTGACAGCCACTCCGCACTCAGACGTCGTTTCGATCGTGAGAGTCGCACCGCGGGCAATCACCTTGACGTCATCTGGTGGGTTCAGCTGTCCGACTACCCGGTAGGGAAAGGGATCAATCCGAGCCGTCAGGTTCGGACAGGCATCGAGCAGCGCCTGAAGGTACGGACCGGCATCGGTCGTTCCATCAGTCGGCGCCCCCGCCTGCAAGGCGCTGATCGATCCACTTTGCATCAGGAAGTACCGACCGGTCGCCGCCTCGAAGGTCGTCACCGTGTTCGTAGCGTCAACCGCCGCAGTATCCAGCCGATAAGCTCCGTGACCGCCGTCACCTATGGTGTAGTACCCGCGAGTGATAACCACGTTGGCCGTCGAATTGATGAGCTCCGAAATGGTATCGACCGACACCACGCCGTTGACGTCCGGTGAGGGTGATCCTCCCTGGCCACACGACTCGCACGTCCAGTGGGCGCCAGATAGGGTGCCCGCCCGGGTAAACAGAATGTACTGACCGGCCGTGATGTCATCCGCCTGAACGGCGCTTCCGTCCTTTCGCTTGATCGCGATGCCGGTCGTGCTGTCGCCCAACTGGAGCGTATCGTTGCCAACCGAGTTGGACGGGAACTTCAGGACCGCCACAGTGGCCTCTGGCGGCTGGCTGGCGCTACTGTAGGGAGGGGTCAGTGCAGAAGTGGCGGCCACCCAAAATCCGGGCGTCCCAGACGTCACGCCGCGATAAACACCGGACGACCCACCGATCGTTGCGTCGGGTGTGAATGTCACTTCCCCGGTCGAAGGATTGCGGGCCAGCAATTGATGGGTTGATCCGGCGACTGACGGAGCGGCGGCGAACAGAAAGGGATAGGGCCCGCTGTTGTTGATCCGAGTAAAACTCCCACCGTTGAGCGTGATGGTCGGCGCCGCCAGTGTGATCGATGTATTGGCCAGCGCGCTAAAATTTCCAAGCCCAACCAGATCGAGATTGAAGTTCGATCCGGTGATCGTTCTGTTTCCTGCCAATGTGCCGTTTCCGGTGTAGATCGTGGTGACACTCCCACCGGCGGCAAGGATCCCCAGATCGGTCCAGGTCGTCAGGTCCGACGCCAAACGGTATGTATGATTGTCGAACGCCACCCAAACGAGCATCCCCTCCTTCCGGCGGCCCTGCAGTATATTATCGCGCTCTGTTCCGTTGAGGCACGTGTGATAACCACCACCAACAAAATCATCCCACACGACCGGCCGCTCATCCTCATAGGCCGTAGGGGTGATAGCCTTCGTTACCTTGAGGCTATGGAGGGACGGGATGTCGCCCGAAATTGGAAGCGGATCAGGATAGGGATACTGCGGGGGAGTCGCTTGCGGAAACGCCCGAAAAATCAGGAGAAAAAAAAAGAACAGACGAACGGTCTTCATCGATTAGGTGTTTGCTTTACACTCACCACATAACTCCCGCCATTGCGATCGGACGTTACGTAGACCTTACCCGGCACTTTCTGAATGGTCAGCGATTGGTGTGCCTGATCGTCCCCGGGATCAAACCCGACGGGAAATCCACTGCTGGTAAATGTGGTTTGTCGATTTTTAAGCAACTGATCAGCCACCCAAAACACCTGACGGGCTCCCCGCCTTGACTTGAAAAGATAGTCTCCAACCAGATTGGTCGCCACCGACCGATTCCAATCGACGAACAACGGACTTCGGCCTGCCAGATCAAACTCCACGAATTTCGGGGCCGCATCGGGCGCGCCGGCCCAAAGATAATTTCCCCACCTTATGGTCGTCGGTTTGACCGACACTTGGGTTGGTGGTGCGCCTGTCGCCGGCGTGACGGTAATAACCGGCGGAATCACCACCGTCTTTTGCGGAACGGCGGCAACCAGCAACAAGGCCGCCAGGGCGACCAGAATTTTGAACCCCTTATGTGACATCTACGGTATAGCTTCCGCCATTGCGATCGCTGGTAAAAAATACCTTTCCGGCCACCCCGGCGATCGTCAGTGATTGGAGATAGGTGTTATCTCCCGGGTCGAGTCCCCATGGAAGACCACTAACCATGAAGGTTTCGGTCCCCACCAAAAGACTGTCGGCGATCCACATCACTTGACGCGTACCGGCGATCGACGGGAAGATGTAGGATCCAACGCGGGTGACGGCCGCCGTTGCGCCCGCCTCAGTGTAGTCGCTGAATAGCGGACCACCGCTAATAAAGTCGCCCTCGACGAATGTCGGTGCCGCTGCCGGAGCTCCAGGATAGGCGAGGTTACCCCAACGAAGAGTCTTCGGCGTCACCGGCTCAGTCCCTTGAATTGTGTATGTCTCAGCGACCGATCCGCAGGGCCCGGTGGCCGTCACCTCAAACACATGCTCAGCCGTATCAACATCCGCCCCCGCCCAGGTGAGTGTCCCGTCCGGCGCCAGCGTAATACCGGCCGCTGTTAGACCAGCCGCTCCAGAGGTAACGGTGAACACCAAAGGACCACTGCCGCTGGCGGTGAACGCAACCGTATAGTCCACACCAACCACCGGCTGAGCAATATCACCCGACGCCGGCAACAGATCGGACGGTGCAGTACATCCACCAACCGTCCATTCCCAGGTGATGGTGCTGGTTCCGGTATCGCAATTAGTGGCCGTGAACTCGACCGATCCAGTGTTATCTTCCGTCTCAGTCACCGTCCCTGTAATCGCTCCGGTTGATGCGTTGAGCGCCAGGCCGGCCGGGAGTGCACCGGTCGTAATCGTCCACACAATCGGACTACTACCGCGCGTCTTCTGAATGGTGTAACTGTAGACCCCACCATTGAGCGGCGTATCAAACTCCTGACGATCATCGATCACCACATCAATACACCGGAGATTGCAAATGACATCCGGGTTGCAGATCTGACTCGGCAGGGTGCCGGCGTAAATTCCATCCTCACAGTTTTGAGTGTTCGGCGGTCGTGGAATGGGAATAAAAGGGGTGCTCATGGCGGATTAATCAAAAGTTCGACCGGAACGGTGTGCGTGCCCGCAGCGTTTGTTAGCGTCACATCAAACGTATAGAGACCACTGCCACTCGGGGTGCCTGAAAGATTTCCTCCCGAATCAATGCTAATGCCAGGCGGTAGGCCACTGACGATTGAAAAGCTTCCGGTCGATCCGGGAGCCGTACCAAATCCATAGGCGTACGAAACTCCAAACCGGCCATCCGGAATCCTGACTGAACTGTTGCCCCACACGACGATACCCGGAAACTGCACGGTATTCTCCCCGCATATGTTCGTTGGAACAATGCGAGTCGGATTAAAACCAGTATTCCAAGTCGTCATCTGCAAAAAACCCGACCGCTGCTGCGGCGGCGGCCGGGTGGTGAATCAAACAACACCGACAAATGCCTAGTCGCTGAGCGAGCCCGCCAAATCCGTCACGTCCCCGACCGGCGCACAATGCTCCGGAACTTGGTTGGCGATCCCCTCGATCCAGAGCGAGGCGCCCGGGCATTCGTTGACGAACGTGTACTTCATGCTCTTCATCGTCTGCTTTTTCTTCGGCACCTTCATGGTGCACAGCAGAGTCTGGTTGAGCTGACTCAAGACCGAAAGATCGCCCGAGCTGTTGGTCACCGTGTTGCTCTCCAGGACCGACATGTACATCGAGTTCCCGATGTCGAGGATCAACACCCAGCGACCAGCGTCTTCCAAGCCGGAGGCGGCTCGCACATGGGCGTCCAACAAATCGTCAAACGCCAGGCTGGTGACGATCCGGACCGTCACACCCGCCGGGTAATCGACATCGATCTCGCTGAAGGTAAAGCCACCGGGTAGGCGCTTAGGCTTCAGAATGTCACTGCCGTCGAAATTAATCCGCATCGCCCCGTTGTACTTCGACTGCATGTAGTTAAAGAACCCTTGACGCAGAAGCGGCGCGTAAGACGTAGACGTCACCAGCTCGATCACGCTGGCGTCCACCCGATTATCCATCCGGGTTCGCCAGATCAGATAGAGCTCACCCAGGAGTTCCGGAATGTTCAGCGCCAGGCCGCCCAGATCCTTGATCCGACTGCACTCCGCCAGCTGCTCGTACATCCCAACGGCCGCCGCGCGACGACCCATGTTGCGACCAAGCGTATCCGGAAGGTCGAAGAAGTCGGTGACGATCGCGCCGTCCGGCGTCTTGATCAGATCGAGATTCTTCCACAGCTCGGCCGTCTGGTTCGGCAGGGGTTTGCCCCAGAAAAACTGGTTGACCAACCGATTCTGAAAGTCCTCGAGGATCTGCCGGTTGAGCTCGACCGACGGAACATCGCCATACTGTTTGTACAGCGGGTTATTGTCCCGGATCATCGCCATCAGCTTCTCCATCTCCTCATCGACGCAGAGTGTCCAACGCGTGCTATCGATCCAGAACAGCGCCTGCTGGTTTGGATTGATGCCCGGCACCTGCGCGCAATAGCTTTCGTAGTCGCTGACACGCGGGGTGCCGCGCATGGCCAGACCGGTGATCGGCACCTGAAGATGGCCGCTGGAGAGGAAGCTCGCAGTGTTCTTGTCGATGCAGTAGACACGGACCGTCGTGTCGTTCAGCACGTCAGAATCCAAGATCTCCCACTCGGTGGTCGTTACCACGCCGCTGCCGGTGTTTTTGCCACGGATGTAGATCGGGATCTTGTTGGTAAACCACCCCGACTGTTCGCCCACATCCCCCGGCGGAATACCCGTTTGGCTCGTCAGATCAAAGTGATGAGTGTAGGTGCTGCTGTTATTCGGACTCGTACCACCGCCGGCCGCCCCGTTGGTGACCGACCAGTAATTGTTATTGATGATGCCCTTGCGGCCCATCTTCACATACGGCGCGACCTCGCGAATCCCGCGGTCGACACCGCTGATCGAAAGTCGCTTGCTGTCCCACGCCCGGGCCGTCTGACTGATCCAATCCCACAGCGTATTCTGCCGGGTCTGGCACGATCGGCCGATGAAATCGCTTTCGATCAGCGCTCCCATCAACCGCCACTTACCGCTCTCGTCGGTATAGATGGCCGTCCATTCATCAACGGTCGTCGGGGACAGCTCGGTCAACGTCAGACCGGTGCACATCTTGGTCCCCAACGAGTAATTGGGGATACACTTTGCGAAGATGTCGTCCGTTACAGGTACGGCTATGGCTGGCATAATTTACGCCGCCATCGTACTTCCCAATGCGCCGGATATGAACTTTGCCCGCAAATTTCTGGCGCTCGACGGGGCGGCCGAGCCGGTTGATAACGCAGGTCCACCACCGGGAGATCCCACCCCACTGGCCGAACTGGCCTTTGTTTCCTCCGCTTTCTTCTCCTCCTTGGTTTCAGCCGGTTGCGATGTTTTACTCGCATTCGGCTGACCATTAGTGCGCGGCTTGAGTCCCACCTTCTGGCTCAGCTGCGTAATTTCACCGGCCGCCAGCGCCTTAATGTAGTCCAACATCAGCTCGCGGCTGAAGGTTGAGTGTCGGCGCTGCTCCCGCGGATTCATCTCCAGATACTCCTGCATCGGAACGTACGGACGACCATTGATCTGTCGACCGTCCAGATAGTCCTCCATCTGCGGCAGCAGCTCATTCAGGATATGGCCATCCACTGGGTTGGTCGCCGGATCAATCGTCGGCCCTCCTTCGGGAGTGAACATCACGGCCGCCCGGGCATATAGTGGCTCGAACCGGCGCGCCACCTGATCACCCACCATATGGGCCAGCGGCTCGGCCTCGAGGCGTTCATTGATCTTCTGCTGGTCGCCCGATTTAAGCGCCTGCTCCATCTCCGGATCGACCGCCGTGGCGATCGCTCGTCGGAACTCACCGGCCGCCTGGCCGGCCGTCTGGGTGATCTTCTGCTGACGTTCCTCCTTCTGAGCCACCCGGGTGGTCTCCTGCTGCTTCTCCCGCTGAGACTCCTGGAGCTGCCGGGTCGTCAGCTCCGACTGTGCGCGCGCGATCTCGCGCGAACTGATGGGCGGTAGCAGCTTGTCGATCTCGTCCTGGTGGTCGGCCTCTACAAACGGCTGATCCGGATTCTCCTTCTCCCACCGGTCACGATAGAGATCGATCCGCTTAGCCGAATCAGCGAGCGCCCGAGTCAGTTTGTCACCCCCGTACTTATCGGGATACACCCGCTCGAGCGATTCGTAGAGATCGAGATCATGCCGAAACATCTCGGGGATCGGCGATTCCTTTGGCTCCGGCTTGGGCTGGCTGGCTTTGATCACCTGCGGAACGACCTGCGCCACGACGTCCTTAACCACCTGGTTGGTGTCCACCCGCGGCTCGGCCACCGTGTGATGCGTCCGGCGCCGCGGCGGCCGTTCGTCCTTTGGCTTCGGCTCCGGCTTAACCGCCGGTTTTTCTTCCGTCTTTGATTCAGGTTTTTCCTCCGTCTTGGCCTCAATCTTAGCCTCGGTCTTTGCCTCTGGTTTGGCCTCCTCCTTTGGCGGCTCTTTCGGCTGTTCCGTCTTTTTCTCCGGCGTAACGGAGTCTGAGAGATTATGCGTCTTCCGAACAGCCGTCATCCGGGCGGCAATCGTCGCCAACAGATCGGGCGGTGTTGCTGCCTGATCTGGTTTGGACGCGGCGGTGGTGGTTGTTGATGCCGCCGGTGGGGCGGCTAATGTTGTTTCTTCACTCATACTAGTTTTAGGATTATTTGTTCACCCGTTGCCTCCCGCTCGATCGCCTCGATCGCCAGGAGCAACAGCGCAGCGGTTCGAAATGGTCCACCGGTGGTTGGTGGAATTCCCTGAATACCGGCCTGAGCTATACCATGAGCAGCCGTCGCGCATTCTTGAACGATCTGCCTCATCAACAGTTCGTGCCTCAACCGCATTGACCGGATAAGCGCCTCCATCGGCTGTGATCGCCACATCTCGATGATCCGCCCCCGCATTTCGGGCGTCACCAGAATTACCTCTGGCTGCGTCACACAGGAGCTACCGGCTGGCCAACGGGCGGATTAAGCGCCGGCTCGGGCGGTGGTGGGAGTTCGACCGGCGGGGCGGGGACAACCGCCGTCTGGGGTGAGAACTGCGGTTGAATGATCCCCCGAACCTGATCGAGCAGGGCGGCCAATATCTGCTGCTGCTCCTGCAACTTACCGCCCGTCGCCTGGGCAAGTGAAGAGACCTGCTGGTCCGTCTGTTTGAAATGTTCACCCGTCGAATTAATCACCTGCTGCAGCTCTCCGGTGATCGCCTGGTTATTCTTCTGCAACGCCTGCTCGATGAACTGAGTGACCTGCTGCATCATCTGCTGCTGAGACGGTTGGGCGCCCTTGGCGTTGTCGAGATCAAACCGCCAATCACCGGGTACGCCAGAAAATTCAAGGATCTCGTTAAACCGCCGGACAAAGAAGTCGACGCCAAACCGTTCAACAATCAGCTGGTTGCTCATCAACATCTGGATCGCCTGGATCATCGCGATGGCGACCTTCGAGTCGTTGAACCGGTCCTGCGGCGCCCGTGTCTGGGTGAACGAATCGATGTCCACCAACTCCCGGCTGCCTTCGATCTTCACCAGATCGGTGCCCGGCGTTTCGGTGACGGTAAATCCCATATCCTTCAGCGCCTTGATATGCAGCGGCTGCATGCCTGATAGGGTCTGGCTGATCTCCCGCTCCGAATACTCAAGCCACGCGTCGTACGCCCGTTTCTGACGGGCCGATCGACCGTCGTCAATGAACGACCCGGTAAGGGCCAGCCTGGTGGACGTCCCTTGGCTGATGACCGCCACTTCGGTCGCCGACTGCTCGTGGCTGGCGGCCGCACCAATCTCCTGTGGGGAAAACCCGAGCATCCGCTCGGCGATCGAGATCGTGGTGTTGATCGCCTGAACGATCTCCTGTGTGTTGTGCTTCGGAAATGCCAGGGGCGTGATCGCCTGAGTGGCGGTCGCCCCCATCTGATCAAAGTCCAGCCGGTTGTACCGGATGAGGTTCATCCCGACGTAAGATGACTTCGCGAGATTCTCCACCTTGTCGATCGTCTCCGGCGGAATCTGCCGCTGATCGACGAACGTCAGGTTCGCCAGATTCTGCTTAACGCTCAGCAGATATTGGGTAAGGAGATTGCTTATGTGATCTTGGAACGGCAGGAGCTCCTGGGCGAGCGAGGTGTTGCGCGCGCGGTTGGTGTCGTAGTCGTAGAGATCAACCGTCCCGGGCGTGTAGGCGACCGGGACGCAATGGATGACCGTTCCATCCCCGGCGTAAATAAAGTGGTGCCAGACCGGCGTGTCGCACGCGTAGAGCCCGTACTGGGACGGCACCAGCTTATCGAAGAAATTGATGATCTGTACACCATGGTCGGTAATCGACTGGTTGTAATAAACGGCGTCCCGGGAGTTCGATAATTCGTTCGACCAACAGTCAGGCATCTTAAGCGTGCAGGGATAAAACTGCTGATAGACCTTCCACTCGCTGGGCCGCACCCACGTGTTGGCCTGCTCCCCGCTGTAGACCGAGATCGTGTCCTTATTCCAATACGCCTCATTGTTTTCGATCGAACTGAAGGCCACAACCGTCCAATTGCCGAACCACCGGATCCCGCAATCAGCGTTGATCGAACTCAGTGGGTACGACCGATCAAAGAACGACTTGGCAGGGTGAACGACCATCCAGTCGATGCCCTCACGCGTGATGTACTCCTCAACCGCCCCCTTGCCCTTCCACAACGATTTCTCCACCACACAGTCCGACCGTGGCATCGTCCAAGCGTAGGAGTAAAGCAAGGCCGGCAGGATGACCTCCCGCTCGATCACACGGTACTGCATGGTTTCCGCCGCAAACGCCACCTGATCGGTCACCACCTGGCAAGCGAGCTTCGCCTCGACGGTCGAGCTGGTGGGCGAATATTTGTAAAGCGGAACCGTATCGCGATCGGTCCAGAGCTTTGCCCACCTGACCTTCGTGTAGGCGGCGGTCAGGGGGACGAAAATGTTGAAGAAGATCGGGAGATCCAGAACGGCCTTTCGGTTAACCCCCTCACCCGTCCAGGTCAGCATGCTATCGAGCTTCCAGTGCTTGATCGCCGAAAGTACTTCCTCTGAATCTGGCTTCTTGCCGATCAGACCCCGCATGATCGACACCGTGATCTGCTCCTGGCCGGCGTCATACGCATCGTCAATCGCCCGCCAATGCCTGGCCGACTGCCAATTCTGGTCCAGACCGTCCCTGATCAACCCTCGATGACGCTCAATCAATTTCTGCGTCAGTGCCAGATCGCCCTTGGTTTCCTTGCCAAGCTTCTTGTTTTCAAATATCGCCTGAAGTTTCTTCGGGTCGTAACCCTTCTCCTTCAGCGCCGCGATCAGACCCATAGCTCAGTAGCCGCCCGACGCGGATTTCTTGGCCGGCTGATTGATTGGTGGAGTTTTGGTCTTGGCCGGAATATTGGACTTATCCGTCGGCTCATCCGCCGTTTCGCCCTCAGCCGGCTCATCCGCCGTCGGATCTGTCGCATCGACCGATACGTCGGCGACCGATATGAGCTTCAGATCAAGCGATCGTCCGTACTCATTGTCCGACATTCCACTGACCTCGAACGTCGCCCGGCAATTGATGGTATCTTCAATCGGTGGGAGTTCGCCCTTCAGGTCCGGCATCGACTCGAGGAACTTATCAAGCGCCTCATCTCGCAGGCAGACAGTTGGGTAACATGGACCTTTGGGCTGGTCGTCACAACACATTGGCCCTTTCTTTTCGGGCATTACTCCCAAATCTGTCGTGCTCATCGGCCATCATGATGGTACGGTCCGGCCGGATTCGCAATGATTATCAGCCGGAACAAGCAGCGGTTTTGGGTGCCCCGCATGTCAGACAAGGGAATTGAGGTCTACCTAAACCACCGACGAATCACCCTTCTGCACGGTCCTAGGCGATCGACCAAGAGTAATACGATCCAGAATATGGTGATCAACCACTGCTGGCTCAATAATGGCGCGGTGTTTGGCGTGGTCGTGAAAGGATTGAAGCTGTCGGTCAACGGTGTTTGGGACGATATTGTTGGGCCCTATGGGATCCTCGAGGACCAATGGTTCAAGGAGCTTGATGGATGCGAATACGCGGTCAGACCATCGTTCGTACGTGACACTAAAATGCGGTATTTTCGGATTTGGAACAAGCATGGCGGCCAATCCGAGGTGCAGCTCCACACGCTGGAGACCGACCGGGCGGTCGAGAAGTTCAAGGACAGTCGATTCAGCGGCTTCTACCTGGTGGAGGCCGACCGGTGGGACAGCGAGGACGTGCTGAACAAGCTGAGCGATCAGCTCCGGATCTGGCATATCCCGGACCACAAGCACGAGATCTTCCTCGACTGCAATCCACCCCGGACCGGCCGAAAGAGCTGGCTGTACCAAAAATTCCTGCGCGACCGGGATGGCAATTACCCACCGGATATAAAGCCCCACCTGATGGAAGTGGCGTTCACTCTGGAGGACAATCAGTTCATTCCGCAGTCGGTAAAAGACAGCATCCGGGAGAACAACAGTCACGATGAAATCGAGCTGGCCCGGAACTACCGCGGTGAATGGGTGGCCAGCCGGGAGGGAACGGCCTTCAAAGATCAGTTCCGGGCGGAGCACCACGTGATTGGCGACCTCGCGCCGTCCGATCCGCGGATGAGGTCGGCCCTGATGCCGCCCGAGGGCTGTTCGGAATTCCCGACCGGCTGGGACATGGGGGACGCGATGAATCACGCGGCGGTCATCGGCTGCAAAGTGATGGTCGAAGACGGCACGCAGCAGATCTACGTGATCGACGAGCATGTCCGAACGGGCGTCAACTATTCGGCCGGCCGGTTTGGGCGGGAATTTGCGTCCAAAATGGATTTCTGGGAAAATCACATGGAGGGCAAAAATACTCCCTACCTCCGTTGGCGCCATTGGTCCGACAGTTCGTCCCTCAACTATTCATCGGCCGCCGACAGCTCGGTCGCCAGAGAAATTCGCCTGGGAACCGACGGTCGGATCCTGCTCAAGGGGATCAAGAAGGGGGCAGGCAGTGTGTTCAAACGGCAGGAGCTGCTGAAGCGGATGCTGAACAACAATCGGCTGTTCATCAGCGCGCGCTGCACCTGCATCATCCAAATGCTGGAACAGATCGAAACCGACTCTGACGGCGACATCGACCCGAAAGATCCGCTGAAGCATATTTTTGACGCACTGACCTACATGCTGATGTATGAAATCGGAATTTTTAGCATCCCACTCACTCCTCAGGCGACAACCATCACTAGAATTGCTTAGGGCGGCCGCCAGCACGCCGACAGTGTGGAGGGCATGGAAGTCGCGGTGGGGGGTGAAAGACGCCTGTACGAGCCTCCTAAGGGCCTCCCTGATGGCCGTACGGGCGTTCCTAACGCGTGACACACCGGAGACCGTCCGACGGTTGGCCGTCTGTGACGACTGCTGGATGAACGATCGGGGCTTCTGCGGCACGCCCGGGCAGTTCGTGGATGATCAGAGCGATCAACAGTTAGGCTGCTGGTGCAACCTCCGCCTGGCCGCCCGGTTGCCGAAGAAGAAGTGCTGGCTGCGGGAGAACCTTCCAGATCAGGACGAGGGCTGGTGACGCTGACCTTTGGACTTCGTCTTTGGTTGAGCTTGGAGCGCCCGATGCCAGTCGTTCATCAGCTCGGTCGCCCGCTCGACCGACTTGATGGCCGGATACTGCCCGGGGTTGTTCGACTGATGCAATTGGTAATCACGGGAGGTCAGGACGTTCTCGCCCGCACCGGTGATGATCACGATCATCCAGCGTTTAGTGGAATTTGGGTAGGACCTGACCGCCAAATTGCCGACCTGTGGTAAGTTCATTCAAAATAGTCTTAGGCGAATGGCCAACTGACCGCATTCCAGCAACAATAGAGCATCGCAGTTCGACATCGTGATCGGCTGAGCGAGATTGCGACCTCGATAGATCTCAACCGCCCGATCATACAGCGCAGTCTTCCACGCTCGTTTGAGTGGCTGGTTCCGAGCATCCACTGCTCGGCAATATGAATCGTAGTCATCGATCGGACCATCCCACTTCTTTTTAGAAATCTTCTGCTCCTTCTTCTGCTTTCGATCGTCGATCCCTAACATCGATTGCCACTCGACGGGAGTGAACGCCATAAAATCTATATCTGGAATCCGATTATGAGCCCGGATGACGTTAAGCATCGCGATGGCACTCAGCGGAGATTGGTAGGAACAGCCGAAAGAGAACATGGCGGGCGCGCTGTTGCGCGTGCCGGCGAAGCCAGTTTGAGATTCATATACCAATACCGACAATGGGTTACTCAATATGGAATATAATAGCTTGGACAAGTTTTCCAGATCATCCGGAAACTTTCGAGTAAACAATTTGCCGCCCGATTCCCATGCAAATGAACCAGACGCCCCTGGGTCCCATGCCACGACATTCATCGTGGTAAAGTGTTGTATTCTCCCACTGGCGCTAGCCATCCGAATTGACGGGCTTTATTACGGTTCCGATCAATCCAGTCATGAGCCTCTCTACAAACTGGCATCCAGAACCTTTGATCGATCAATAATGGACCAAGTCGTCCACGTATATGATGAACGTCTCGGCTAACCTTGTGACATTCCTGCCCTAATAAATAAAGCTGAGCTGTACACCAACAATATGGATTATCCTTCAGAAACTGCTTTCGCGCCACCAAGTAGTGGCGCTTCATCTCAGAGATGGTATTTGCGCGCTTGCCTGACTGGCAGCCGCCCTTGATCGACGTCGGTCGTTGGTTTGGGAAGGCGCTGACCCACAACGCGCGCCTGGGCGAACGCGATTTGCTGGAGCCGCCGACCGACGTATGAGCCTTCTTTTTCATTGAGTTTAATATTCAACACCGATGTAAACCACATGAGGAGCAGCTGGCGGTGCCACCTGGTAGCCGCCTCAATATGCCGGCACGGCCGGTGGGATGCCCCCTGCTGGATCTCCCGCATGATGTTGATCGAGAAATCCTCACACCCACACCAGCCCCGACCGGCCCCAAGGTCGACCAGATGTTTCAAGTCTGGTCGACTCCGGCTGCCGACCTCGAACCGCAGGGGCTCGTGCGCGACCGGCCAGACCGTCACTTGGCCTTCTTTTTCTTTCCCTTTGGCGCCTCGGGCTCGGACACCGCTGTTGGTTGAGTAACCTTCGGCGGTGATCCCCAAGCATCCTCATCGTCATCCACCGCTGCCGGTGGCGGAGGCGGGGTGACAGGCGGAGGCGGAACGGGCGGCACTTTAGCCGGCTCAGCCTTCGGCTTCTTTGTCTCAGGTTCGAGCGGCATGCCGGGCGCGCCAGACAACGACAGCCGAAGCTGGTCCGGATCCTCTCCTTGGATCGACCGCGTGTCCTTCTGCTTCACCACCACCGGCTCGTAACTCAGATCAAGCTCGATGTGATGGGCCTTGGCGCTCAGATCGAGCTCACCCTTGACCGTGAACTTCAATCGATTGACCGGACTGTTGTCGCAGTCTTTAGCCATCGCCTTGCTGTGTTCCTCCAAGAGTGCCTGGATCTGCGCCAAGCACGCTTCGTATGCGGCCGCCCAACTGGCGGGCTGTATTTTGCTGCTCATTGTTTGATTCTGGTTAAGTGGTTTGATCCCACTGGATGGATTTACAGCTTTAGATTATCCGCCGTTGGTTCAATCTTCGTGTTCGATGGATCTTTACTGTTCGGGTATGGGTTTGCTACCGCCCCGGGTGCCGCATCATTAATACGCTTCAAGTCCATACCGAGCCACATCACGCCCTCTTGGAGCTTGGTGATAGTCAGCGAACGCTCCCGGGTTGACGGAAGCGCCTTAACTCGCTGAATGATTGCGTCGGTATCACGGCGAAGTTCTTTATCCGCGATAATTTCCTGATCAACTGTCATTTTAATTTTGTGTTATCTATTAACTATTGGCGTGATCGAGCGGAAGGTCCTCCCATCGCCCACAATAACGCCGAAATTGTGCATCGCAGTCTCCGGTCTCACCCCCCCGCCGTTTCTCCACAATCCAACTGGCGCTGACGGTCGGGAGATGAAGCTTGTTCTGATCGGCCCCCGGTTGATGGAGGAAGACCACGACATTCGCGTACTTCTCGACATCACCCGTCTGGCCCAGGTGCCGCAGCTTCGGCCGCTTCTCCGTCTCGGCCTCACGATTGAGATGATGGGCGGCGATGATCGGGATATTGAGCTTGCTCTTTAACCGGTGAAGATAGGCCACCACCTCATTCACCCGATCTTTGTCTTGGTAGTGGTCGCGCGTACCGGGAATCATTCCCAGCGAGTCAAGGAGGAGGGCCTTGAGGCCGTGCTGATTATTAAGGGCGATCGCCAGGGCGCACACTTGGTCGATCCGAGCGTCCGGCAGGAACCGCATATGGATCTGCAGTTTTCCAATCCTGGTCGATGACTGGTTGAGCAGCAGGTGATCCGCCTCATCCCACAGCTCTGGCCGCTGCTGGTCGATCATCGACTCGATACCGATCAGCCGCTTGGTCAGCTCGTCCGTGTCGGACTCAAACGACAGATAGGCAACCGGCCCACCGGCCAGCGCGATGTTGCGCGCGACACTCAACAGAGCACTGGTCTTTCCAAGACCGGGCCGAGCGGCCAGAATCACCAGTTCCTTCGACATCAGGCCCCGGGTCTTTTGGTCGACCGACCGGATCCCGATGTTAAGCCCAATCGCTCCACCTTTTTGAACCCGCTCGGCCGACGCCATGAGATCGTCATATGCCTCGGTTGCCAACTCCTTTATCGACTTCGAAGGGGCGGCGCCCGACAGCTCGACCGCTACGTCCGACCACCGGGCAAAAATTTCGGCCGCCGACTGGCTACGAGCAACCATCTCTGTAATCTCATTCGCCCGTTCGAGTAGTTCGCGCAGACGATATTTCTCGATCAAAATATCAGCGTAGTAGGAAAAATTGGCAGGCGACGGCGTTGTGTCCTGCAAGGCCGCCAGATACCCGCGACCACCGATATCATCCAGCTTCTTCTCGTCCTGCAGACGTTGACTGAACGTAATGAGATCAATCGACTGACCGGCGCTGTTCATTGCCAAGGCAGTTCGAAAGATCTGTTGATTACGCTCGTCGTGGAACATCTGATGGGTGGTCAACACCTGTCGAGCTTTTGGGATCACCTGATCAGGATCGAGCAGGATGCAGCCAAGAGCACCGGCCTCGGCGTCTGGGGCGGTCGGGGGAAGGACAATCATTGGGCCTCCTCCACGTTCCAGAATTTGATCTGCCGGCAGAACTGGCCGATCCGCCGCCCGATCGCCGGACCGATCGCTGGATCAAACCGCTGACGGAAGGCCGGGCCCGTCAGGTTGGTTGTAATCACCAACTTCCGACCGGTCGACGTCATGTGCTCAATCGCTGTGTAAAGCCCCTGCTGAACCCGTGGGGTAGCCACCAGCTTATCCAGATCATCAATAAACAGCACCTCACAGTTGGAGAGCTGAACGATCCAGTCCGTCATCTCGCCGTCAAACGCTGAGTTAGAAAGGCCCTCGCCAAGGGCTGGTGCAGAAATTGCACCGACCGGCACTCCGTCATCATGAAGGCGCCGCATCAAAAGCCAGGTGATGCGGGTCTTGCCCGTCCCGGAATCACCGTGCAGAACCAGTCCTTTATCCGAGTGATGGTTGTAGGCCAAGACATCGCTGTAGCGCGTCATAAGGTGTGGGTGTTTGATCTGAAGAACCTTCAGATCGGTCTCGCGGTAGATCGAGCGCCTGTCCAGAATGGTCTCCCAGGCAGCCTCGTGGAGGGCGACACACCGCCGGCAGCACGGTTGACCGCCACCGACGGCCGTCCGACAATAGCGACATAGCATTGGATTAGATCCATCGGTCGTCGGTTGGGGTTTGGCCTGCCGGTTGAACCTTTGACGCCACCTGATTCCACTGGCTGCACAGCATGGCGATCGTCACCACGTTCTCCCGCTGCCAACGGTTTGGACTGTTCCACGTCGCGCGCGCCACCTGTGTCCAACGGTCGACCGTAACGGCCGGGGCGGCCAGGATGAATGCCTTGAGCGGGCTGCCGTCTTTTGCTCCCTGATGGACATACGGCTGGCTGAACTGCTCTTGAAAGGCCTCAACAAAGGCCTTGGTGAATTGAACGTGCTTGTCCTTACGCTCCTGCTCTTCTGGGCTGACTGGAGGTTTTTTAGAATTCATCGTCCGGTCCTTTCTCCACGACGGTTGGGACGGGGCTGGCAGTCACTGGAGTAGGCTTCTCGCCCGTCGGATTGACCGGCACGTTCATCTCGCGAATGAACTGGCTACGGGTGGTTGCCCGCACGTCGCCCCACATGGGAGTTGACCGCGTCCACGTAATGTACGCCTCCAGTTTGGCCCGTGTAAGGGCGACGAAGGCCGTCCGTCGATCTTCCTCGGTTGGGTTCTTCCGCGGGAACAGTCCTTGGGTCCAGAACGGGAGGAGCACGTAATCCCACTCAAGTCCTTTAGCGCGATGGACGGTCGAAACCCAAATTCCCTGTTCCTTCTGAGCGTCGATCTCCTCCCGCAACATCATTGCGAATTCCGCGAGATCCGTCGTATCGGTCGCCAGCTGCAGGACCTTCCGCGCGAGGTCCGCCACGTCCTGGCCGAAGTCCGACAGATGATGGGTTGCGATCAGGAAGGCCGCCAAGGCAGCTGGGCCGGTCGTGGTGACGTTAACAGACAATCCTTGGACCTTGCACCACCCACGGGGAAAGAACGGGATTGGTTCGTCCTGCAGCAGACCAGCAATCGGTCGGGCCTGCGCCCGTGCCTGCTGCTTGATCAACGTCGCGGTCTTCTTCCCTCGTTTGGTCCGGATGGCGTGAAACACCAGCTGATCATTCGCCGGGTCACCGCAGGCTGACGCGTAGGCGATGGCCTCCGACAATCGTTTAGGACGTTCGGCCGTTCCTTGGACCTTCAAGCCCGCCTTTTCCAACATGTCCTTGATCTCCTTCCGCCCATCGTTCCACCGGCAGAGAACCGCCACATCCTTGTCCGACCGTTCGCGCACCCACTGAAGAACGTACTGCATCTCCTTCGTTCGGTCATCGAGCGCCACCTCGTGAATCTCCCGACCTTCCGGTTGCCGAACAGACACGACCGGCTTGTTGTGCCGATCGCGATTGTTGCTGATCAAGGAGGTCGCTGCCTTGCACAATTCAGGACCCGATCGGTGGTTGAGCGTCAACAAATGCAACCCGGTTTCCGGATGCTTTGTTAGGTCCAAGAGATCGGCCGGAGATGCGCCCCTCCATTCATAAATCGACTGGTCAACGTCTCCGCAAAAAACAATTCTCGGCGCCTTTATCAGCCGGTAGATATCCCACTCTATCTCGGCCGAGTCCTGTGCTTCATCAACTATCAAAAGCTCTGGCCGCCAGCTAGCTTTTCCAGACCGAAGGAGCGCCACCGTGTAGGTCAGGATCGAGTCAAAATCGAGCTGACCGCCTTCAAACAGCTTCTGATGGTAGAGCAAGGCCACCCGGTAGGCGTCTTCACGCGCCAGCGGTCGGTCAAACTTGAAGGCCTTGGGATTGCGCTCGATCTCCTTCTTCACCAGATCGAGCTCACCCTTGTACGACAGCTCGTGAATCGCGTCATTCAGCGTGTCGGCCTCGCTGTCTTCATCAATCACCTGAAGTTTTTGCCGAAGACCGATCCGCGTACCCTCTCGGTTGAGCAGGCACAGACCATAGGCGTGGGTTGTGCCGCTAAACATCAGCTGTGTGCCGGGCGGGAGGCGGCGCTTGATCTCGCCCGCGCCGGCCCGGGTGAACGTCAAGAGGGCTGTTTTCTTCGCCTCGTCCGGCGATAGACGGCTGACGAGTTCGACAATCGTTGTGGTCTTACCGCTGCCGGGCCCGGCCAGGGCGACTCGACTGAGCTTAGTGCAGGAGATCATCCGCTCCTGCTCGGCCGTGAGAGTTCTTGAGGTTTGCATAATTCGGATCGTTTGTTGCATGGATCAGGCTGTTCGTGTCATAAGACAGCCGGATCGTCTCATAATTTAGGGCTGTCGTCCCTTCAGATCGATCACCTGAACGCCCTGAGCGGCGTAGTAATCGAGCTCCTGCTTCGAGACCTGTGGCGTGGTGGCGATCATTTGGTGGATCACCCCGTCTTTGATCAGCCGGCCGACAGTGTCGATAAACTTCTTCTTCGTCCCGACCCGCATTGTCCCCAGCTCGTCCAGCAGGAGGATCCGCTCTGGCGAGTCGGATGTGAGGGCCATGCCGATCCCGGCCGTCATGACCGCCCGCTCTGATCCGCTAAGAGTGGCGTAGCCGACAAATCGGCCTCGGCGAAGATAGCCGAATCGGCCATCCTGATACTGCAGGTCAAACCCCAGCACGGGATTCACCAACTGATTAGCGACCGCCAGGCTGGCGGTCAGCGACTGGTTGAGGATCTGGCCGATCTTAGCCGCCGCTTGGTCGACGAACAACTGAACGACCTTCAGCTCGAGCTCTTGGGTACCGGTCGTTGATTGAGCTTGCTCGGCCGCCACCCGCTTGCCCTGCGCCTGATGCCATAGGGCTTGGCGTTGACGGAGGTCCGCCAGTTCGGCCAACACCTGCTGCTCAGAGGCGGCGATCGCCTCGATATCCTTCGTCCGCTCATCGATCAGCGCCTTCTGCGCCCGGGCGTCCAGCCGTAACTGCTCCAATTGCTTCAATTTTGCCTCAGGAACGACCGGAAGGTCCAGACTGGCCTTCCGGCAGGTCGGGCAGTCGATCGGCCCGCCACAGACCCGGCAGGCCGGTTGCTGGGGCTGCCGCTTCAGCTGTTCGATCTCGGCCGACAGCTCGGTCCCCGATTTGATGATCTGCTGACGGCTGGTGGTTGCCGTCTGCTTGAGTGCCGTCAGCTCTGTCACACTTTTGCGTATATCTGACAGGAGGCGATCTTTTTCATCGATCTGCGGCTGGAGATCGGTCGGCGCCTGATCAGCCGTCTGAGAGGTTGTTTGGGTCACCAACTCGCTGGTGGCGGCTTTAGCCCCCTTGATCTGCTGCTTCAGGTTGGCCGCCCGAGCCTTCGCCAGGTCGACGACGTCCGACAGCCAGTCGCCCTCGTTATCAAGGAAGGCCGCGGGATTGAACTGCTCAGCCAGCTTCAGCTCGTCCTTGCCCAAGCCGTGGCTCATCAGCTCGGTCTTAATGTTGAAGAACACATCGGCTGGTTGGGGTCGATCAGTCGAGCACCGGAGGAGCGCCCGTGCCTGGTCGAGCTGTGAGAGTTTGAAAAAGTTCCCGAGACTCACCATCTCAACCGGCAGATGCAGGTGACTCTCAGGAACGAACGTCGACTCATACTTCTTCCCCCACTTCTGAGTGGCCGTCCAGTCCGTGTGCTGGCTCATGACGACCATCACCTCGCCGGACGAGAGTTCCCGGGTGTCGATCGGACGCATACCCAGCTCCGGCAGGTGGCCGAACATGTCGAGCACCACCGCCTGCAAGAGGGCGGTCTTGCCCACCCCGTTGTCCTCGCCGGTGATCACCACGCGGGCGGTAAAGGTGTAGTCTCCGGACAGTCCTTTGAGGTTTCGTACGCCAAGAGATTTAAGCATCTTAGGAAGAAGTTTGAGTTGAGGTCTGGGTGGTTCAGAACGGAACGTCGTCGTCGCCTGATAATGGCGCATCAGCCTGAACGGCCGAACGGTCGATCGAACGACCGGCGTTGATGGCTTTGAACTCCGGGCTTTGGCTGATGTACTCCTGAGCTTTTTCGTGCAGGCCCTTGAAAACTTCAAGCATCGTACCGTATTTGGCGACGATCGATTTGTAAGGCTCGGGCAGGATCGACCGCTCGGCCGTTGACGGATTCCAAATCCGAATGTCCGACATGCTGAATAGCACCGGCTTGTTGATCGCCGGAGGGCAAACCATACCAGCCTCCTGAGCGGCGGAGTCAAAGGTCGAAAAAATGTCTCCCTTTGCCAGCGTCTTGTGGACGACGGTGAATTTCGCCACCCGCCCAACCAACGTATGAAACGTGTCCTGCAACCACGCTTTGATCTCCTCTTCGGTGTTGAAGTCCTTACCGCGGTAACCGGCGATAAAGTGATAGAGGTTAGCCTTCTCGCTCATCGAGTTGGTAAACTTGCGGGTTATGACCAACGGCCGACCTTTGAGTTCGCCTGTTTTGTAAACGTGCGCCGGAAACTCGGCGGAGATTTTAAGGATCGGTAGTTCCTTGGTTTTCCCCTTAATCGATTCCTGTTGAGTTCCACAGTCGATCAGGGCGGTGAAGCGGCCAACTTGAAGTCCCGGAGGAACGTGTTCACGTGGCGGGCTAATACGGGTGTTAAACATGGTAATAACGGTTAATAATATTTAGATCTGTTAAATGCACCGAAGTGCGGTCAGTGGTTTAGCCACCGGCGTAGCGGTTGGAAAGAAAGATTTTGGACGACCTTTCCATTGTGGTGGAATGTCGGCCCGTGCCTCAAGAAACACCTGCCAAGCCCGTCGTATCCACCCCCAGCGAACTCCGCAGCCATGTGCTGGCTGAAGCGGCTGAGCTGATCCTGCGCGACCGAACGGCCGAGCATGGAGAACCGGAATATCAGCTGGCTGACCTGGCGATCGTCTGGTCGATCCTGCTGAAGAAGAAGTTAAAGGCACCGATCACGGCGATCGACATCTCGGCCTGTATGGCAGCCACCAAACTTGTTCGCTTTGCCTACAACGATGGGAATCTCGATAACGGCCGGGACACCGTGGGATACGCCGGAATCATGACCGCCCTACAGATGCGCCAACAAGGATTGCCGGCGACGAAGAAGATCACGTTCTGACGGCCAAAACCGCCGGGGCCTCAAGTTCCCCGGCGGCTGGTCTGTACAACACTGAGACTATTCCATCAGTTCCTGCACGGCCGACCTTCGGTCTGGCGGGCGGGCCGTCAAATGTTTGACTTCCAGACGATCGAGTGATCGTCCGGAGACCAATGACCGATCAACCGCCATTTGCCATCATCCTCCTGGTAGATCTCTGACAGGTCTCCAATCTTCAAATCTGCCATTTTTATATCTTCCAATCGCTTGCCGACGACCAGATCGATGTAACGCGCCTCGCATATGGGCGGAAGCCAGAACATTCGACGTAACGGGCCAGAACAGACAAACGATTGCCAGGGAGTGACGGCCAGAGCGGCCAGGGATTTGAAGAGGCGACGACGATTCATAAAAGGGGAAAACCGGGATGACACTCGTCACCCCGGCCAATTCAGATGAAACCACTTAAACAACTCAAACTGCGGGCAACCGTACGATTCTCAGGCGCCAGGTGCAGCAGACTGATAGGCCTGTCTGGTTGGATGTCAAACCGGTCATTCACTGAGCGAGAACTGTTGGATCTGGTCGACCGTCGGCTGAAAGCACGGACGACCGTTGATGAACAGGATTTTCATCACCGACACTCGTGGTTGCGGTTTAGACGGGGCCGAACGCGCACGGATACTCTGCCGGCGCCAGACGGCCAATCGGGCTTGATCGACCAAGTTCATAGCCGGACCAGCTTAGTCCGAATCCGGAGGGTTGATCAATAGCGGGCTTTCCAGGCGGGTGGAAAGCTAGGTTGTACTGGTCTCAACCGAATCGTCGACCACCACCTGAGCCTTCAGCAGCTCGACCGTATTCTTCAGCGCTCGTTCCAATAATTCCGGCGGCAGCTTCAGCTCATAGACCGAGCCCGACCGAGCCATCCCGGCCATCACGCAATCGGCGACGTATTCCAGAACGTCCAGCAGGTTTACGTCCGGCGGAATGCCGTCGGTATTATTCAGGTGGTGGCGCCAGATCTGACGATGGTTATCCCACCACCCAGTCTGCTTGAAGCCGGTAATGAAGTCGCGGTGGAACCATTCAATGTCCGTCAGCTTATCTTGGTCGTGAACGCCTGCCGCCTTGGTCAGGTAAGTCTGAAAAAATGCCAGGGCCTGAACGACATCCGCGATGTGCTGACAGCTCGAAGCCTCAAGCGTCTGCCGGGTGACGTTCGCAAAATCGCAGGTACGTGTATCGGCCGTTGGTGATTTTCTAACTTTGATCATAGGCGTCTCCGTCGGCAATAAAACCAATCTCGTTCTTCCAGTAATCGAGGGCAAACCATCCACCCTTGCGCTCTGCCTGATTGGGCGCCCGATCTGCCAGATGGGCGGGGAAGGCCTGAGCATGCCACGGATCGAGCCCGCGCTCCCAATCGTGGATCGACCCGCCCATTCCACCGACCGGCGGTTTTTGATCGGCCGAGACAATCATGACTTATTCCTCTCAATTGCCCTCTGGACGACCACCATCAGCTCCTGCTCGGTCGGCGTCCGATAATGCTGAATGTTGCTGCCGATCACCTGGTGGATCCGATAAGCCGACATCCGAACCAAATCAGTCATCCAATTGACGGTCATCTCTGGCCGATTGTTCCGATCAACAAACTGGGTCGGCATCAGCTCCAACGGCTGCCCCTGCATTGCCTCGCTGTATTCCCTGACACACCGCACGGCGTCGCACAGCAGGGCGATCAGCGCCGTATCGGGCAACAGCTTCTGCTGTTCCTCCTCGAGGTGGGCCAAGCACCGGTGCTCAAACTCAGCGTTCGAACATTCCATACGGCCGGCGACGGTCGGAAGATCGGAGATGTTCATTGTTCGGCCAATACGGCGGTCATGACGGCCGGGAATTCTGGATCCGTCGCGTAGATTGGGAGATAATAAGGAAGCCGTGCCGGACCCGTTCGAAGCGCCAACCAACAGTCTTGGCACAATGGAGCCGCCCCCTTCTCCGTCAGATGGACCACCAAGTCCATGGTAGCAAAATTGCCGACCTCCGTTGGTTCTGAGCGGCCGATCTCCCGCCGGCCCCGCCAGTAGACAGTTGTGTGATAGTTGGTGCCCAGCACGTCCCAGGATCGCGCACAGCGGGCGCACGACCCATAATGGCGGTGGAGATAGGGATTGGTCAGCCGTCGCCACAGAATGAGCCCCCGGGCGGCCGGAGAGGGGCGTCCGATGATGGTCAGGACCAGCCCGACCAGAAGGGCGGCCGTCAGCAGGATGGTCAGACGGAAGGTGTTCATGGGTGACCAAACGCATTCTTGTCGTTGGCGGCCACCGAACGGTCTTCAACACACTGTTCGGATGGGGGTGTTTGGACATCGCCACGTTCATCCGACCGAATCTGAAGGAGGGTCGCAAGCCGAGCACTGTCACCGAATGTTGCGAGCCACTTGTAACTGTCAGCCACCCACCGACCGACGGTCAGGCGCTGAACGACCGCCACGGAGGCAAAGACCAGCAGCAGTCCCAGATCACCCTTGGCGACCAGAAAGGCCAGAAGAAGATTCCAGACGGTCAGCAGATTAAGCGCCAGCCAGCGGCCGGTCAGTTGTCGTTTCATCTTGTTGTGGATTAATTTCTCCCTATCGCCTGCATGAATGGATCGTCCCGACGGGCCGGCTGACGAAGAGGATCCGCCTGTTCCTCCAACAGGTCTGCCCAGGCCTCAAGGTACAGCACGAGATCTTGACGATTGGTGTAATGAAACGGCCGAGGTTGTTTTACTTCACGCGTACGGCCGAACAACATCGCCCACCAACCGCCAACGATCTTCGTCTGGTATTGCACGGGCATGCGGGCCAAAACCTGTTGATTGCTCATCGCCTCAAGTTCAATGATATCGCGCGGAGAAAGGCCAGCATCGGTCATCGCTCGCAAAACCAGATGTTCTGGCAGGCCCGTAACTGGGCAATATTCACCAACAAATTTCAGCCAGTTGTATTGCGGCTTAGTTGGAAGAGAGGTATTTAATTTTTCCTGGTCGTAACCCAGCAGCGCGCAGGCAACGACTCCACAGTTGCAGGACTTCATGTTCGACCATTCATAGCCAAACGTCTGGTTACGAACAGCCGCCGCTGATTGGCGAAGAGCGGTGATCAACTTGGTTTTCATCAGCCCGACCATCGCCTTTCTGGCTGGTCGTTCAAGGCCAACCTTTCCATCCTGATGGAACAGATCAATCGACTGTCAGCGCCTCCATCGTATCAGTCAGGCCGACGACGATCGTCAGCGCCAGCATGATTCCGAGATACATGTTGAACATCATAGCGGTCAGATATTCCGCTATCTTGGCTGACCATGGAATGGGGTGGATTACCCATCAGGCTGATCACCCTGATTACGGTTACGATGTTCTAGCAAATTCTCCATGGAGACGATTGGCCGCTTCGCAATAAGCAGCGTGAGCAGATAGCGCCGTATTGAAGTAACCAAGATGGAATCGCCTTCCTAAAAGCCTTATTTCAGACCTAAATTTTCCGATCCTTTTATGCCAATAGACCCCCTTGAATCCGCTTTTGTTCGAGCGTGATTTTAACCTGTTACAACCATTTTGTGAACTGGTAGCTGGCCTCAGATTTTTTCGCTGATTATCAAGTCCATTTCCGTTTTTGTGATCGATCTTAATGGATCGGTCGACCCCTAAAATGTCTCTGTGCATCAGGATCAATTGCCATTTCCCTGTTTCTGGATCTTTAACCGATCGTGCGGCGTAATTAGTGTGATCCATCTCTAAACAGTACCAACGAAATTGATTCAGGTAATCGAAGTCACGCTGGTCAACAGTGGCAAACTTTCCTCTGGTTAACTGAATTCTACACATAAAAACTTTCCTCTACTCTCATTCCCTTGCTGCCGGATCGACTTCGAGCCGTACGACGCACGCGGTTGGCCTAGGGATTTGTCCTCAAAATCCCTGGTGGTAGGTTCCTGGTCTTCTGATGGCGGGAAACATCCCAAGCATACAGGTAGGATTACTCCCGGCCCGCTAGCGCCGCCACCGTACTCACCCATTCTCTGACTGTTGGTTGTCTCTGGGACTTGTTTGCTGATTCAACTCGAACTGCCGCCCTTTCGGACAGCCTTCGATCCGTGCCCCAATGCTGGGGTCTCGCTGCTTTCGCGGGTGGACCAGATTCTTGCGGGCGCTCCTTCAAGTTCTTATTCGCCCGGACACCGTCTCATCTCTGGCCCGTTGTGGGCTTTCGCCCGACTGGGTGGATCACTCTACGTGACTCCCGCTGATCGTTACACACCCTGGTGCTACAGCGGGAAGGAGTCAGCCGGCGCGCCACCTCGGGCGGCCGACCTAACTTACTGGCAGGTCTGTGTGACGAACGATCATAGGGTATTCCGACTAATTTTAAGTCAGCCGTGGCACCTTTCGGCGCCTGACCGTTCGTCACACAGACCTGCCTGGTCGGTCAATCCAACCCGTACGGGCTCCAAATAATTGAGGCCAGCAACAGGTCACTAGCTACCAACCTGACCGGAAATCCGGTACCCGTCCGAGCTGGATTGACCGACCGACAGACAACCGCCTGTCAAAGAACCTGCCAAGTCTCCTGGCAGAGCCGAGGGCCGGCCAGGTGAATAATGGGGTTTTTGATACTCCCTATTCACCTTGCTCGCCGACGGATGAGTCGTTCCGAAACAGTGAGGGTCAAGAAAATGATTCGGCCCGGGCGATTTCTCACCCGGGCCGGACGTGCCAATGGAGATCTAATGCGGCGAGCAATGAATCGGGAGTCGGCACAGTCAGTCGTAAAACTGACGAGCTGACTGTCGGCTTCCCATCGCCGGTTGTCAACTCTCCTCCGCCTGTTGCCGCATCAGCTGCTCAAGGACGGACGGGGCGACGGGCAGCCCGTGGTAGCTGTCGATCGTTCGGCTCGTTCGATTGCACTCTGGGCACGAGCGGTGGCGCATCTGCCTCTCACAGACTTGGCAACGGCCGGCCAGCCGGAGCCGCTCATGGCGTTCGCGCTCCAGTTCGGCCACTCTGAATTGGTGAAATGGGCAGAACGGTCCGTCTGGGCCAGCCTGCCGGGCACAGACGGGGCAACAACGAAGGCGCACCAGGTTGTGGAACCGCTGGCGCGCCTGTTCGGCCTCCGGCAGCTGCAGGAACTGGATCCGCTGGTAGAGCGGGGGCGTGGCGTGCAGGGCTTTCATCCTTGAGGAGGGGCTGGCAAGGTCGGCCGGGTCGGGATCTCTTGGGCTTCGACCGTCGTTTGTTGCAGGCCACCCAGAATGAGCTCCACCCGGGTTGAAATATAATTCAGGATGTTATAGGCATCCATGTTGCCGTCACCGGCAAATTTGTTCGACAGCCCTTCGAGCCAGATTTTGAAGACCGCGACAAGCCGCACCTGTTCCTGGTGCTTTGTCAGGTTGATCTGTTTTTCAAACTCTAGAGCTAAAGAAGTAATTGAATGATCGTTCGTTGGAGTGAACTCTACAAATTCACCAACATGGAGTTTAATCAGTTTTTTAATTTCATCGAGTGTCATCCTCGGAAGGCTATAGCCGTCTGATAGCCGATCAAGAGTTTAATACCACTCAGGGTCATCTCTTTTTCTAAGCGGATTGATCGGCTGAGCCTGGCAGAAGGCCGGATCGCGCTCGCACCGCAAGTAATTGCCTCGGCCGTCAGACCGGGCGGAGAACCGCATGGGCGACCAACAGCGGGCGCACCGTACTTGGAAGTACCGGCGGTCGGGGTCGATCTTTGGCTGTGGCCTCTTCATGAAAATGGCGGCCGACGTGGTTGAACCCAGTGTGAACCCCCGCCGACCGCCCAGACCGGAGGAGACTACGACCGGTCCTTAAATTCTACAGCTTCCTGCGGGCTGATCAGAAGGGTGGCTCTTTTTGAGCCGGAGCGCAATCTCGATTACGAGCCTCCGCTATCGATTCAATTACGATCATCCGTCGGCCGACCAGGCATTCCTGCTGTTCACGCAATTCATCATATCCTTCGTAGGCTTCCTTGAAACGCAGAATATCAATCCCATTAACTCCATCGATCAATGCTTGGCCAACTCGCAGACAAAAATCTTGATGGAGTTCTAGTTGAAGTTGATCGGCTATTTGTTGCTTATTATCCGGCGTGATCAGCGGCTGCTTTTTGATCTCCGTTAGTTCACGAATATAATTACTCAAAGATTCAGCTTGTTGGCCGATGATCTTTCGCAGCTCCGACGGATCATTGATATGCGATACCGATTCTGCGGCCAGTCGCCCGATTGCTGCCGGTTCAATATTATTCACCCCAGAGTTGTCTGCCTTTTGGGTTTTGACCGCCAGCCCGTTCTTTCCATCCGGGTGGAAAGGTTGACCCACCATCGGCCAGCCCTGACGATCTGCCGATGCATGCCTGGCAGAAGAATCAGCCGGACCGGCCGTTCTGGAAACACCAGGGGGCGGTCGAAGTGCGGTTTCACGATGGTCTGACCTGCCGGTTGGCCAATCCATCGCTAAGCCACCGCCAGATGAAGTTGATTGCCGAGTGGCGACCTTGGGAGGACCAGCCAAGACAAACGCCCCAGACGGTCAGCCAGCGGCCTAAAAAGCAGTGGCTGGTCGTCGACTACGTGGTGGTTCGCCTCCAAGACCGGCGGACGGGTCATCTGCATTTCAAAGGCCGGGCGGACGATCCACGGCTGAAGACCCGTGTGGACGGCCGGATCCAGCAGACTTACCCCGGCTGGACGGTCGTCAGCTGGCAGTTCCGACCGGCCGAATCCACTGATCGATCACATACTGGGCCGCCCGTTCCGCCTGTTGCTGGGTGCCAAACGGTGGGTTCTTCGCCGCCCCGTTGTAGTTGAAGGTGACAGACACCGGGCTGGCGGCCATCGAGTAGGCGAACCAGTCGAATCCGCCATGCACCGGCTGAATCCTGATCACGAACTGTCGGTATAAGAGTTGAATCACCGGCTGATCTTCGGACGGTCAAGAGGGCGGTCAACCAGCTTCGGTCTTCCAACTTTCCTCTCCCGTGGAATCTTCGGGTGGGGGAACGATCGTCAGCTGCCACCGGGCCGGACAGTCGCGCAGCATATGCCAGTATCTGGGGGCAGCCTGGGCGGTATCCCAGAAGGCCGGCTGTCCCAGCATATGGTCGAACGCCAGTTGCTTGAACACCTGCTGGGCAAACGCCTGTTGGACGGCCGGCAGGGTCGGCCCTGAGGCCGATAGGTCGTACTGCAGGCCCTGGGCGAGAATGATAGGGCCGGTCCGCCGGTGTTCCTGCCAGAGGATGACGTCGAGTGTCAGGTTCATTTCTGGACCAAGGTTTGGAGCTCGATCGGCCGGCCGTCAACCAGCAGGCCGATCACCCAGTTGGTGACTACCTCGTTTTGGGCCGGGACAAGCAGGGTATCAGCGTGTTGGATCCAGAATTCTAGACCTTCCCACACCTCTTTGACCGGCGGTGATCTCTCGGTATGGGCGGCAATCCGGTTGGTCACCACCTCCCGGCGGAGAACGACCAGTGGTTGGACCGTCAGGGGTTTGACCGCCGCCTGGACGTTGGTCGACCTGAACTCGCGGACCGTCACATATTCGGGCATATTGGTGCTCCCCCCGTTCTGGTCGATATCGGCGATGATCAGCCGGCCGGTCGGGAGATCGCGCAAGACATGCATTACCTGGCCGGTCGTTGGATCGATCACTATGACATACCAGTCTTGCACGTCATCGAGCGTCTGCTGCCGAGGGTCGAAGGTGAAGGCCGGTGGCGGGGTTGGAAGTAAACTGTTGGTGTACGGATCAATCGTAGGTGTTAGGAGGTTGGTTGGTGGCTCGAACCGGACGATCTGAGTCTCGGTATGGGCGGATGGAAGAGCGTTCGACTGTGATAACGATAGCCAGGCATTCATTCTGTTTCGGTGGACCTCATGATATGCGTCCATGACTGAGACGGTGAGCGATCCAAGACCGAAACTTATGAGCGATATGCCGCTAATGGTGAGCAGGGAGTTTAAGACGCTCGATGGTTTCATTGTTTTGAGATAGTTAGCTGACTTCCATCCGGAAGTTGGATCACCAAGTTCGTGTAGTCCGTGAGGTAGATCAAGCGTGTCTCGCTGTTTAACGGACATTCAGTCCGGTTAAGGTGTGTTCGGTCGATCTCGATCTGACCTAGCCCAAGGTCGAGTGTGATGGTCCGGGTCACCAGCGCGGTCTCCAGCCAAAACTCTTCGGCCAAAAACCAATTGGTGGCGCCGTTCTGAATGGCCATCCAAGAGTTAACAAAATGCTCATTGGTGGCCGATTGATCAGTGACGAACAGTTTGAACTTCGGAGTGATTTTGATAAGCAGATCATCACGGTTATAGATATTACTGCCCACCACAACCGGGACATTATTGGTCCACTGCAGGATGTTCGTTCTGCCCTCCACCACCCGAGCCTGCCCGGTCTCGCGCGCTGGATTAGGCAGGAACTGAACAATGATCGCCGCGCCAAACAGAACGATCAGCATGACGGCCGTCCCGTACGCCAGCTCTTTAACCACCTGTTCTGATTTCATTGGCTTCCTTTTGGTTTAACGATCTCTGGACTGTCGTCATGCTGATTAAGTATGTTGTGACACCGAGAGCATTCGACGGAACAAAGTTGTTGATCCACTTCATCAGGATGTTCCTCGGTTTCAATCTCTGCGCCACATTCATCGCTCTCAAAAATATCAAGCGTCTGCCAATACGGAGCACCATAGGCGCATTGGCATTTCCACCTGAGCGTCACCATCTTAATTAATCCATCAATTGCACGTTCAACCTGAGCGGCCTTTCGGTCCGCCCGCTGTTGGCGCCTGAGCTTCGCCCGGTCGAGCGCCTGCTGATCAGCCGCCGTCAGTTCTTTCGCCCGCGCAAACTCCTCCGCGGAGGGCAACCGCGGAGCGTGCTGGATGATGGTGAACGTCCGGGCGTACTGGCGGGCAACGTCCTGAATTGATTCTCTCATCCAGGCGACGGTCGACCAATTGACTTGTTAGAACAAGCCTTAGCTTTCCAATCAGGTAGAAACCGTCTTTGGGTAGATCCGGCCCATCAGCGCGTAATCCTGGTCGTCGATGTCGAGGCCGCCGATGATGGGCTTGCCCGATCGGGTGATCGCGCCCGGAATTTGGTAACACATTATCGATTGCTGATCGGCCATCGGTGTGGCTGTCAGTTGCTTGTCTTCCAGGGGAGTCAGCACCTGAGATAGGACGTCCGCGCGCGTCCATCCTTGGGTCCGCATGAAGTATTTAATAGCCTTCGTTCGGTCTATCAACTTCACGAACTCTCGTCGAAGATGTTCATGCTCAGCCGCCAAAGTATGGCCAGTTTCATGCCTGACCACCCGATGAAATTCGCTATCAGGCGTCTGCATGGTGAACGCCTCGAGGTTCATCGTCTGTTCGGTCAGCGGCACGTGCAAGATGTCGGTCCCGATGTAACTCCAATAGCCTTCACCGACCGTCCGGGCGATCCGAACCTGACCATCCTTGGCCGTCTCAGTAAACTCGATGTTCGCCGTCTTGTTCCAGGCATTCATGTGCAGCAGGATCCTGCTCCTAAGTGCCGCCTCCGGGTTGTCCAAGAACGAGACGGTGAGACGAACGCCCGTTGACGGCCAGAGTCGGCCGGTCAAGAGCGCCAGATGCATCGGTGGAAGGGTCAGCGCCAGGCCGAGGTTGGCGTTAACCGGGTTGACCTCGATCGCCCGGGTGGCGGCCGCGATTTGAACTGACGGGTGCAGGCTCTTGGGCGTGCAGCAGATTAATTTATTTTCCATATTCCAACGTGGTTGGTCATCGCTCGGCGCTCCAGACCGAGCAATTTTAGTTGCTCATCCGCGGCCGACTGATGAGTTAGTGGATTGTCCGCTCGGTAGCCATGTGCACGGGCAAGACCAGATTGAAGAAGGACGTCCCCCAGTTCCCGTCGGTCGGCCAGAACAACCCAAGCTTGGTACCGCGGTTGTCGGCCGGCGCCCAGTGCATCAGCCCACCGGGTGTAGACGGTGAAGGTGCCGCTGCTTAGCAGGTTCCTTGTGAGCTGCTGCGCCTGCCGACCGTACTGGACGACCAGATTGGTGCTGATCCGGAAATGTGCGGCCTGCTCGAGGTCACGCTGGGGGTATCGCCAATCGGTCTCCAGCGTATCAACGCCGATCAGCCTGAACATCCGGTCGGTTCCTTGAGCTCTGACGTGAAAGCTATCTCCGTCGTTGCTCCTGTTCGATATGAGCGTGCAACCGGTCAGGACCGCCCAGTTGGTGGTCTCCTGCGGAATCGAGGCTGTACGAGGCTGCCAGAGGGCTCCATGATGGTTCAGGCCGTCCGGTCGGGCGAGCAGGCAGATGACGACGAGGAACAGCAGGGGAAGGGCTTTCACGGGACCGATGGTCGCCGGTGAAAGCCCGGTCGTCAATTTAGCGGCGGTTGCTCATCGGCCGAGGATGGCCCTGGCCAAGTACCGACCGGGGGGCCGGCGCGGGGGTGCGTGGCGACTGTTGGGGCACGACCGGCGGTTGGGGCGGGGTGACGACCGGCGGGTTGACCGCGGCGTCCAACTGGGCGGTCAGGGCCGTCACCTGGTCGGCCGCCGCCTGGATCGCCGGATCGTTTGACGGTTGGGCGGCCAAGGCGGCCACCGCGTTATCGACCGAGGTCGAAAGGGCGGAGATGGATTCGGTAAGGTTAGTCAGTGCACTCATAATTTTCTTTCGTTCATGATGCTCGCGCTCCAACAGGTCCATCAATATTCGACGATCGATCGCCGCTTGACGTAAGAGTCGGAGCACAAGTTTTTGCATCAGCTCCAAGTTAAGCCCGAAGGGTCGGGTGGTCAACGGGGGTGGATTACCCAGCCAATTGAACCGCGCGTTGAAGCTCAATCTCGAACGCCTGCTCAAGCCCAAACATCAGGCCGGTCGTTGGATCACGCCAGAGGTAGGGGGCGTAGAGTGACTCCCCTTCTTCCAGCCGGATCCAACCCTGTTTGGTCAGCAGGTCGGTCTGGCACGATCGCCAGTACATCGATTCGCGGAACAACTCTTGGCGACGTTGGTCCGTCATATTAATCTTCCTCCTCCTGATCGTCCTTCCTCACCCGCAGCCGCGCATCTTCATCCTGCTTGATCATCCACTCAGCGACCTGACCGTACCGGGCATACCAATTACCGATTCCAAAGTTAAATGACTCTGCTCCTTCGTCCGGAATGTGACGGGTACAATAGATCTGAACAGAATCAAAATGCTCACCCAACGATCGGGCTGCTTTTTTCAACAGCTCAAGTGCGTCTTGCAATTCCTGATCTTCGCTCATCGTTGAAAGGCTCCAACCAGCAGGCGGTCGAGGTTTCTAACAAACTCATCGGCCTTCTGCCGGTCGATCGGTCGACAATTTGATTGCCCACGAAGAGAGACCAGGCCGGAGATGATGAGCTCCAGATCTTCCCGGTTACAGAGGATGGCGACCTTGCTGTCGTCTTCTTCAAGCGCGGTCAACAAGCGATTCTCGATTACTTGTCTGGAATGATGTTCGATCTTGATATCGTTCTTCATATTAATCATCTAATTAATGTTCAGACGAACAACCGATCATCAACTGACAGGGCGGAAGATCAATCCCATACACGTCTTTCATCGCCTTGAGGTATTCAGTGTCATGATCTACCGATTGAGGGCCCGGAGCTGACCGGGATTCGGCTTCTTGAAAGACCGTTCCGTAGTAGGTAAACCCATCACTGAAGGAAGATCCGCAGGCGAGGAAGATTGTGTCGCTATTAGTAACCCCCAGCTGTTTGACCTCCACCCGGTCGTCCAGCGTGTCCTCATAGTAGGCGTCAGCCAGAGCCTTGAACAGATCGGGCGGGACGGCCACCAGGTTATGGTGTTGGTTGCTGTCAGTCTCATCGGTCGAAGTGATGATATGGCCCGACCAGCCATAAGCGTGCCGGTGGTTGCTCATTTGGCTAATCGTTGAAGCCGATCGATCTCAGCCGCCAGCAACGCTCCGGCCTTAACAAGGTTGCGAATCGAAGTGGTTGGCTTGAACGTCGATGGCTGCCATGGCCAATGGGCCTGACCAATACCTTGTCCGGCTAAGTTTGATCTGGCATAAGCAATTGCTGCATTGGTTAATTGCTGATGATCGTATTGGTCATCCCTCTCTTCCGTATGGCCCTCCTGTTCGATCTGACGTGCGCGCTCTATGGCAATCATTCGAACACCCGACTGTCGGTCATTACCCGTTTCGTAAATGTCTTCGAGTTTCAGTGCGAACACCTGATTATGCTCGCGCTTCAAGACCGTCCGGGCGACCGCCAGCCAGGCCTGATCGTCATTACCGCCAAAAGGACATGGAGTGAGAGTACTAGACTCACGAAGAGCCCGATTCCATACTTCAGTTAATTCAGCGGCCAATAATATTTCTTCCTGTTCATTCTGGTCGCGCGGAGCGGCCGCTGGTGTGGCTGGATGAACCGCCGGTTGATAATTCCGCAGCGCCTGCTCCAGCCAGTCCATCAGGTCGGCCAGTACCTGCTGTTCTTCCGCCTCTGGTGTGAAGCGGATCCACAGCCTGACCAGGCGGTCGTGCAGGTCGGCCGGGAGGGTCAGCTGTTGGAGATCGGCCTGGGCCGCCAGCTGTTGCAGATCGTGGTGGGCCTGGCGCCTGGTCTGATCGTCCTGCAGCCGGTAGGGCCGGAAGGGCGGAAGGAGTTCGCTGATCGTCATCAGCCGCACTGTTGTGGTAGTGATCGAGGCTGATCAAGCCCGGGCTTTCCAGCCGGATGGAAAGCTGGAACTGGCATGGACGATGATGGCGATCAATGATTGCCAGGATGAGCAATCAATTCAAGGCCGGTGACATCGTGCAGCTCAAGAGCGGTGGGCCGCCACTGACGGTCGACCTCGTGTGGCACGATCCGGAGGAAGACCGGTACCGAGTCGACTGCTGTTGGTTCACGCCCGACCAGGAATATAACGACGCGACGTTCGGGCCCGAGGCGTTAAAGCCATACGTTGGCTGATGAAGCGACGACTTAGTACAAGTCGAAGACGGTTGCGCGAGATCTATCAAGAAGGATTCGACGCCGGCCGTAGCAATAACCTGACGTCAGATGATAATCCATATTACCCTAAGACGGTGGAACGGGATCGGTGGTTTTTGGGATGGTTGGCCGGTGGGGAGATATGGCTGATTGATCAGCAGAAGAAATAGTTTCCGCCTGAGTGATATACCGCGCGGCCGTCTGGTGCCGCGTCTCGCCCTCCACCTTCTGACCAACCAGCATGATCAGCTCCTGATACCGCCGCTCCGTCTCCTCCAAGTTCTTCAGCCGACTCTCCGCCTCGTCGAGTAGCAGGACGCCCAGGCGGCCGCGCATGTGGGGTGAGAGATTTCGCAGGTAGAGGTTGATCCGGTCGGTCAGTGGCTTGACCGGCTGGGCGATCGGTTGAGGCCGGCAGGTGCGGCAGGTTGAAGGCGGATCTGCCGCCGGAGCTGTTCTAGCAAGCCATGCTCGTTCTGCCTCTTCCCAGATGGCAGGATTGGCCGGTGGAACTCCGCGGTCTTTGCAGTACTGCATTTTCCAACTCCACCTATCAGGCTCTGTCGGTGGCAGGGTATTCATCGACCAGTTCCTTCTCGAGTTAGTTTCTTAACCTGTGATTTAACTGCCTCGGCCGCCAGTGTCTTCTGACGAAGGTGATCAGCCCGTGCGTCTTCCTTGGCCAGCACCCGCATTTCCTGCAACTTTGTTTCGTCATACACTTTTTGTTCCAATTCAGCTTGGGTTGGTTCGCCTGAGAGAGGCGTACCGATGGTCAATAATTGAGCGAACGCTTGAGCAATAATCCAGCTAACTTCCTTCTCGCCGCTCCAGTCGGTATTAAACACCTTTCGATTTAGTAATTTCCGTGACAGCTGGATGGCCGCCTGTTCGATCTGACTGCGGCTGCTGACGACCGGCAGGGGGTCGACAAACCGAACCTTGCCAGGATCCTGCGCGACGACCACGCAAATGCCATTGTCGTTCAGCAACTGGCGGTCGGTCTCACTCATCAGGTCGGGCGGGATGATCATCATTGGTTTCATCAGTCTGATAGGTATTTGACTGACCGGCGGTAGATCAAGCTTGTGCTTTCCACCCGGGAGGAAAGGCCGGACGTTGACCGTCCAAGCTGGTTGGCCGATCTGACGGGAGATGAAATTCATATTCGACGTCGATCAGCGGGAGGCAATAAGACGGGGAATCGATACGGGTTCGACCATTAAGCTCGATCTGGATGTCCCGCGGTTGAACCAGAACTGCCGGACGTTCCTGGCCGACCGGTTCCACCGCGGACAGATCAAGAGCCGACCGTTAGTAAAAGATCCAGAACTAACGGCGGCCGCCCAAGACAGAGCGTGGGATAAATTAGAGAACCTGCGACTGCCACAGCCGGATGTGCAGGGTCTGATCGAAGCGACAGGACGGCTCGATCCTGATCAACCGATTGGTCATTACAACTGGCTGGACGGTCATATAACTCACGAGATGAATGAACTGGCGTTCCAGAAGAAGCACAACATTGGACCGTTCTAACAGATGAGAGATTGGCGATTTAGCGACCTGCGTGACTGGCTGGCGATTCATGCGCCGCTCACCCGGCTGTCCGATGGTGAACTCCAATGCTCGAGGGAGGATCAGGACAGGCAGATGATGGACAACCTTCGCCTGCGTTACCGGTGGGCCGATCTGGCGCTGATCGTGCGGCAGGAGCAGCAGCAGGTGGCAGAGAACGATCTGCCAGAGATCGACCTGCCGGTCGGGACGAAGATCAGCCAGAAAGAACGGCTGGTCTTGCGGTGGCTGCGGCAGTTGCTGCAGACGGAGAAGAAGAGTCCGTCGATCCGTGATCTGACGGTCAGGCTAGGCTACCGCAGCCCGCGGAGTGTCCACCTGATAATCGCGCGGTTGATCAAGCTAGGGTTGATCGAGCGGATGAAGACGGGCGAGCTGCGCTTAAAAGACGTGGAGTGGAGTCAGCAACAACCGCCGGACAAGATGATTTCCCTACCTCCCGGCTTGGAGCTTCCTGATTGGGCTGAGTGGGTGGCGCGCGATCAACGTGGTGAATGCCATTTGTTTGAGCATCGACCGATCTGCCTGGCGCACGGCATATGGGTGGAATCACCAGACAGACCGGGCCGAGCGACCAACCTGGTGGACGGCCGGTGGGTGCCAAAGGCTGATTGGTGGACGTCGCTCAGGCAGATTGTCAGATAGTTCCCCACCGATTGTTGCCCCCAACAGCGCCCAACGCCAGCGCCTGACCGTGCAGGCCGCCCGCCTGGGCGAGCTGGACATTCGCCTCCTGTAATCGCTGGGCCGGCGTCTTGGCCTGCTCCACCGCTTTCTCTGCGACAGACAGCGGCCGAAGAAGAGAGGCGAGGAGCGCCCGGGATTCGCCAAGCAGCCGGCTGATCAGCTGCTGCCGACCGTCCGGACCGGCCGGGACCGACAGGGCGGGAATGACCGGCAGCTTCATCCGGTCGGGCGGCCGAATCGGCTGATCCATCAGGTCGGACACCAAATGGTTTTTAACAACGCCCGTAACATACGGACCGGACGAAAGAGTCTGATCAGTCTTGGTGGTTGTTTGACGCCAGGCTCGAACGGCTGGCAGATCGTAATCATATACACCGTCCACCTGCTGCCGAGGAAGACCGAGCTTCACCCATCGCTCAATTGTTTTCTTAGCGACACCCAATGTCGCAGCCAGTTGTAAGATCGTCATGTCTTATAATCAATGTCTCATGTCTCTCTGAAGATCAACTCCACATGTCTCGCGATCTTTCCAACCGGCTGGAATGATGGGGATCATCATGGAGCCGGCGGCGCCCGACAAGCGATCAGCCGCAGGCTGTATGAAAGATGGGCGCCTAGGGACGCTAGCGAAACCTTAAGGTCGATCTCGAGCTCGCACGCTGGAAGCCGCGGAGGAGACGAAGATACCTGACGGTCTGTGGCCTAAGCCGGTAGGGTGGCCTGATAGTCAGAGCCAGCCGCAACTGATGACGCAGGATCCGGGATTCAGGAGACGATTTAGACACGGCTGGCAGATTAACCAATCCAATCAATTTTTGCGCCAACGAAATTCCAGTAATCCAGCCAGGCCAACAACACCCACCAGCATTTTTGGGATTCTGTGAAGGGGGACCCGTCACGTCACGGCCGCCCACCCCGGCCGCCCCCACCCTTCCCCCGCCACCTGGTCATTCTCACCCACTCCTAGGATGCCCATTCTTGCCCCCCTAGCTTGCCATATGGGCCACGATAGGCCGATGGGTGGGCAAAGGGAGCGGGATTGACCGGCAAGGCGGTGGGGGCTGCTATGGGGTGTGGAAAGGGTAGGTGGCTGGATGGGGGTAATTGGGTGTATTCACCCATAATTGGCTGAGAGTGGGTGTATTCACCCAAATAACTGGCCGGAAGGGGGAGTTGAATGGATGGCATCGGTCCCCCCTCCCTCATTCTGCCATTCCTGTCCTCCCTTCCTGCTATTTACGCATCTCCCCATCCTGATATGTGCATCCTTTCCCTCCCTTCCCTCTGCCATTCCCGCCTTTCCGCCCATTTACGTGGATAAGGTGTCGGGATTCGGCTTCGGTCGGTCTCCGGCAACGTGGTGGTTCTTTACAAACTCTGGGTAACGGATGGAGACGGCGGTAACGCGGCCGGTCCCAAGAATCCCAGCATGGAGCAAGGCGGGCCAATACTTAGCGGCCCGCCCACGGAGTTCGGTCCGAAGTATCCCATTTACCGGCAGTGACAGACGGTATGGTTGCCGGGTGATTTATGGGACCCTTAGGCGAGCGGTACGTGGGCGGGACATTGCGGACGGTCAAACCTGCGGGACTTCCCGGTAACGGGCGTCACCTATCAACGGCGTGACTCAACACGCAAGGAAATTCCCGGCCCGCCTTAACGTCCGGGGCAATCCACTGGTATCAAGGGAGCGTCATCGTCGCCCAGTGGTTCAACGGTCAATTTCTGACCGGCCAATACCCTACTTTTGAAAGTACAACACATGAGCACAAACAATGCAGTTTCGGTCCTTCCCATCACCATCGCCGACGGTCTTACGGTCAACCTCAGTCCGGGAGTTCACCGGCTCGTCCGGACCGTCACGAAGGACAGTGGGGCCATTCGGTTCTGTTTCCTGCCCACGAAATCCAAAGCTGGTGCACCTGACTTGGCTGGGCTTGGCCTTAAGGGTCAGGCTGCCAAGGGGGCGATCAAGCAGGCGAAGCGGGAGATTGGGAGTGCCATGCTGGCCTTGATGGTGAATGTCAATGGCACGGGCAAGATGGCATTCAAGTCCGCTACGTTGTCGAAGACAGGCACCTTGGGCATCTTCTTCTCGCAAGGTGATGGGGCGGACGTTGCGGCCCTCAGCGCCGCCGAAGAGCGGGCGTCCAAGGCCGAAGCTGAACTGGCGACGCTCAAGGCCAGTCTGCCCGCTCCGGCTGCGAAGTAATCCTCTGACCGTTCGTCGGAGCGTCGCCTATCGCACATCTCGTGGGGTAGGCGCCTCTCCGGCCACCGCGCAATCAAGCGTGGTGCGCCGGTTGCTCAAGCCTGATGAAACACTTCACTACCATCACTCTGCCCGTTCAAGCACGGTGCACCTACAAAGGCCGGCCGGAGGATAAACCCCGGTCGGTCATCCTCCGCCCCGGCCAACTTGGTCCGGTCCTTCAAATTGAAGGGACGCCCGGAAGTTGGTATGTCACCACCTTGTGCGACAATCCGGACGACCGGCTATCAATCGACGCCGGCCAGGATTGGACGTTGGTCAACCGCGGGGAGGTCCTCCGGTCGGCGACGGTCAAGCTCTGTGAACTTCTAACCGCCTTCCTGCCATGACTGAACGTCAATCCTGCACGACCGGCATTGTCGTCCTCGCCCTACTACTGTCCTACGCGGCGGTCCATCAACGCTCGATCATCCTTGCCGCTTGGAACAACCTGCCGGTTCTTATCGAGTCCCTACGCGTCGGTGAAACCAGCTTGGCCGACTTTGGGCGGGCTCTAACGTGCTTCCTGCCATGAATGCTCGGTTCACAAAAATTGGAAATGGTTCCTACCGTATCCACACACGGGCCGGTGACTTTGACGCCCGAATTTCCGGCCGACAAACTTCACTCCGTGCCCCGGCCGGCAATCTGATGGGTTACTGGCCATCGTTGAAGGCCGTTATTCGTCACCTTGAGCAACGGGGTTACTTTTCAACCACAGCCATACCGTCGAGTCCTTAATGGACGAAACGCCAGAGACCCGCTCTGGCGTCTATGGCAACATCAACAATACCATCTGTTCCGCAAACCGGCAGGCTGGCCGACACTCTTGGCCACCTGCTGCTCGACGCAATCAACGACTGCCGATCGCTCGACCCCGCGATCTTCCGACTCGAAATGAGCAGCTGGCTCGTCTACTTCGGAACCAACAACGAGCCGAGTAAGTTATGCGAAGTCTGTTTGGCTGGCGCGACTATGGCCTGCCGATTGAACGGCCTGTCGAAGGTCGTCCGACCGAAGAACTACACAGAGATTACGCCCGATGAATTCTACGACGCGAGCGAATGTGATCGGTCGGTCAAAAGCATGCGCGCGATCAATCATCTTCGGAACGGTAACGTCAGCCGCGCATACTTTGAATTGTACGGGGAGTCAGTTGGCCAAGATTTGATTGATGGGTACGCCCAATTATGCGATGACGCTCGGATATTCGCCGACGAACCGTGGACCAACGACTGGTCGGCCCACCTGGCACTCGCCCACCGGCTGATCGAACTCGGCCTGTAACTCTCTGTCGGATCAAACCACTACCGTTATGGCAAACTACTACACTAACTTCTCGTTCCACGTTCCACTCCCGTCGGTCGCTAAAGAGCGGGCACTTGCCGTCTATCATGCGTTTGACGAGCATGACACGGAAAACCGACCGGCGGTTGTTCCTGAGGTATTCTGGAAGGACATCAGCACCGGCTATCTGGGGTTCAACCTAATCCCAGATGAAACGGGGGTGATCATCACCGACGAAGGTGAAGACGGTGACATCGATACGGTTGCGGAATTCCTCAAACTTCTGATCACCGAGTTCAACCTACCGCCCACCGGGTTTGCATGGTCGAACACCTGTAGCAAGCCGCGAGTTGATGGCTTTGGTGGCGGTGCTCTTTGGGTGACCAAAGATGGGATTGAACATACCGACACCAGCTCGTGGCTGTGGCGGAAGGCCAATCCGGAAAAAGTTTAACTCCCATTGTCAGACATCCGGCCCATCAGGCTCACCTGGTGGGCCGTCGTCTGGCCGCCCAGTGCAATCACGCACCGGGCGCCGGAGGTACAACATGAAGAAACAAACTACTAAACAATTGCGGGCCAATCGCTCGTATACCGTAACGACCAACAATCTTCGGATACCGGGGCTCGATCCGCACAAAGAGGCGCTCCGGCTGTTGAGTATCGTCGATCAACACCCGGCTAGCGTGCTGGCCGTCGCCGACTACTATGCGGCCAACCGACCGACCAAGCTCGACATGACTTGGCCAGAGCTGGCCGCCCGTTACTGCTCCCGGCAGGACAATACGCCGGCCGGTCTACTCGGCATCCTCCTGTTACATCAGAAGGTCCGGCAACCCGACGGCTGGATGCTGCTCGAATGCCAGATGCTCGACGGCAGCCGTCTGGGTGAACTCACGATCGTCCCGTACGGCCCGCGCCAGACCCTCCAGCAGCCTCCTACAGGGCCGATCAGTCCGCGGGGGCTAGCCAGTGACATGTCGGTCGTCATCGGCCTGCTGACGGCCAGCCAGCTACCCTCCTAACAGATGATAACCATCACCATTACCGTCCGTCAGATGGCGGACCAACCGGCGGTCGGCATCTCAGTCCAGACCGACCAAGCGCAACTGGCGACCGCCACCATGCACGAAAAGCAGAAGGCCGTGATCTTGATCGAATCGGTCAAGGCCGGGATGAAACTGGCGGGTGACCTCGAGGGCGAAGCGACAATCCTGGGCGTCGGCCTGACGATGGACGACGCGGTCGAGGCGGCGCTCAAACAACAGGCGGCACGAAAGGGTAGGAACTGATTTGGCCACTCAACTCAATAACTCAATTATGAAAGACTTCATACCTCAGAACATAGAAGAACGGATCGTCCTGGCGATGGCGCGTGCATTATGGGCCAGCGTGTATGCCGACGCATACGAAAATGGCGACATACCGGGTGACGATGATCATGCCGGGCCCGGTCAGGATTGGATGGACCACTGCGGTGAACTGCCCGTCCGCGCGTTGATGGTCGCACAGCGGTTGGCTGATGTTGTGCTGATCGCCGCCCGTGATCAGGCGAAGACCGACACGATTAAGCCACGACACATCGCCTGCCTATGGCAAGTGTTTGGCGAGGCGATGGAACAGAATGAGCCGAGCATCAATCCAAATTCCTACGAGGAAGTGGCGGCGAATGGTTCGGAGATCGAAGACTTCGGCCACTACCTCGCGATGGAATCGATGGGCCACGGCGTCGGCTGGTCGGATGATCATGAGGACCTGCCGTTCACCGTCCCCAACACGCTGGAACACCTGTCATGGCACGACCTGAAGGATTAACATTATGAGCGACACCCATTGCGCTGATTGCGGTCAGCCGTTTCCAATTCATCCGCCAGGCTATAGTGGTGGCACCGGCTACGCCATCAGGGCGGCCGATAATGCGCGGACGTGCTACCCGTGCACCAACCGGGCGCAACTGGCCGACCTGAAGGATCGGACCCGGCCATTCACCGGCTATATCTCAAGTGACCTTCAAACCATAACCACATGGACGGGCGGCCGATTGATGGACACCACGTACGAGCAGACGCGCCTGCGTCGAACACGTGGCGTTGAACGAACGTACGTCCACGTCAAAGCCCGTGACGTCCACGGCGGGCGTTGGTGGGGCAACGGTGATGGACCCGGTATGTGCATCACCCTCCGGCCGCTCAAATCATGAACGCTCAAGAGACCGACCAGGCGATCGTTGAAGTCAGGTGTCGCCTGCGGGAGATCAAGGCTCGCGGTAAGAGCCTATCAGAGTCCGACCGAACGTGGATCCAATCGGCGATCAACGCTCTGACCGAAGTATCGGACGACCGAAACCCGCCGCTCGACTGCCAGGAGTGATCAGACTTCCGCCACACGAGAGGGTCTCGCGTGGCGTCATCTGCTCAACACGAGACAGACCTAACTGCCAGGCTTGGCAGATTTCTATTATGACAACACCTCAAGCTACACGCGCGCCGATCAGGCGCCAGCCACCGACATCTAAACCTCAACTGGCGCTAATGCGTCAGTGGCGCAGAGACGACGGCACAACCTACGTATCAACCGAGGAGTGCCGATCGATCGAATGGGCGACCAAGCTGGTTACCGACGTCGCCCAAGGATGGGGGCCGTTCCGTGCCTACGTCTACAACATCACGACCGTACCACCGACGCTCGTCAAACAACTCCTCTGATGAACCGCCTCTACTGGTGGATCGGCTTCCTGCTGGCCGCCCTACTCGTCCTGTGGATGGACGGCTACCTCAGTTAACTCAATAACTTGTACAACCATGAACTTACTACCAGTTCAATATCAGACGATCCGGGAGGTCCGGCAGATCGTCCAGCAGTCAGACCACAACCGCCAGGAACTCCACCGCATGCACAGTGCGTTCGGCGCCGGACTCAGGCCGACCAAGATACGACTAGACGGCCGTCGCCTTTGGGTGGCGGTCGAAGACAAAAGACCGGGCTTCCGGTTTAACGTATGAAACGCCGATCCTTATATCACTTGGATGTCGGGTCATGGTTGGCCACTGAGCTTGGACTATCAGTGCTCGAACCAATGACCGAAACTGATTGGCGAGCACTACTGGCGGCCGTTCAAATCGTTGAACTCTGGCGGGATGGCCGACAGCCGCACGTTGCCCAAGCGTTCAAACTGGTGGTGATCGAAATGCACCAACACTTGCGACGCCTCGCCTACCACGCGATCGCCCACGTCATGGACTGGTCGCATCGGGAAGAGCTGTGGCGGTCGGCCGGCCTGCCGGAGGTTACCCACACGTACGGTCGCTGCCGAAACGAACCGGGGTAGAATCCAGCTTTCCGCCCAATTACGTGTAGTAGATAGAGCAACGGCCTGTCGCGCAAGTGGCGGGCCCTATTCTGGCTACTGCCAGTCTCAACAACAACTCAATACCATGGACACAAACGAAACAAATTATATCGGGACAGCCACCTACAGTCCGGAGGACAACAAGCTCCGGATCTATCCGTTCTCACGTCTCGATCCTAAAACATACGAGCGCGTGAAGGCCGCCGGCTACAGCTGGGCACCCAAACAGGAACTGTTCGTCGCCCCGATGTGGACGCCCGGTCGCGCCGACTTGACCGAGGAACTGTGCGGTGATATCGGCGACGAATCGGTATCAATGGCCGAACGAGCGACCGAACGCTCTGCCCGATTCAAGGAATACAGCGAGAAACGCGAGGCCGATGCCGACCGCGCGAAAGCCGGTGTCGACAGCATCACCCGGCACATACCACTCGGCCAACCGATCCTGATCGGCCATCACTCCGAACGCCGGGCGCGGAAGGACGCGGAGAAGATCCAGAACGGAATGGATCGTGCGGTCAAGATGTGGGAGACATCGAAATACTGGATTGAACGAGCGGCCGGCGCGCGCGCCCACGCCGACTACAAGGCCGAGCCGGACGTTCGAGCCCGCCGCATCAAAGGACTGGAGGCCGATCTGCGTAAGCAACAAAGGAACATCGCGGAGTTTAAGCGCAACGCCGATCTATGGGATTCCGTGATGGAGCTTCCGGAGGAAAAGCGGATGGAGCGTGCGATCGCTATCGCCGGCGGATCGTCTGGTGGTGATATTAAACTCCGCCGAAAGGAGGGCGATCGAAAGGATTTCGATCAACGACCAAGCGCCTATGCCGCTCTGACCAACAGCTATCCCAACCTCTATGCACCTCGCACTTTGGAAGAAGTTCTTGAAGCCGCGAAGGAAGTTTACCCGCGGTCGATCACCCACTGTGCGCGCTGGGTCGAGCACTACACCAACCGCCTGGCGTACGAGAAAGCGATGCTAGATGATGCCGGCGCCAGTCATCTGCTGGAGAAAAAGAAACGTCCGACGCAACTGCCGATCTGCAATTACAAGGCGGCGACCATCACTTATCCAAGCGTGTACCACCGTGGGGAATTCGAAACGGTGAAGCAAGTGACGATGACGCAGGCTGAGTACGCGGCAATCAACAGCGATTATAAGGGAACTCGCGTGGTCGAAAACTCACACCGCGTGCGAGTGGCGTACGTCCGAAACAATGGTGAGCGGTCGATGTTTGCGATCTTCCTAACCGACGGGAAAGTGCACGAGAAGCCGGCGCCGGTCACGCCAACGCCACAACCGCCGATGATAGCTCCAGTTTACACACCGAAGCCAGTCGACCCGAAGGACGAACAGTTCCGAGCGTTGAAGGACCAAGCGAAGGTCGGGGTAAAGATCGTGACGGCCAACCAGTTATTCCCTACCCCGCCAGAACTAGCGAAGAGGATGATGAACGCCGGCCAGATCATGGCCGGCCAACGCATCCTCGAACCGAGCGCCGGGACCGGCAACCTAATTACCGCAATCCGCGACCGCTGCACCGGACATGATTGCTTCCGACTGGTGGCGGTCGAACTCCACCTAGGCCTGATCGCCGGGTTGAAAGATCTTCGCAATCGCAGCCTGTACGCCAACGAACAGAACTTTCAGATCATCGATGGTGATTTCTTGGAAATCGAAGGACTTGAACTTCGGTCGTTTGATCGGGTGGTGATGAACCCACCGTTCGAGAACGGGCTGGACATCAAGCACATTCAACGGGCGCGGTCGTACCTCAAGCCAGAAGGACTATTGGTCGCCATCTGCGCCGATGGACCACGTCAGCAGTCGGCGCTGCGTCCAATCTGCCGGTCGTGGGAAAGTCTTGGGCCAAGCATGTTTGAAGACCAAGGCACGTCCGTCCGCACGGCGTTGATGGTCATGACTGGACATGCCAACTGATTTCACCACTCACTTCAACATTACAAAGAAACTATGATCACAACTCAACAGCAAGTCCGGATCCTATTCTGGAATAACCACCGCGAACACCGCGCTCGCTACTACCGACCGAACAAGCCGCAATCTGACTACCCGCCAGAGGTCGTGCTCGACTGGACACAGTTCGTTCACGATCTGCATCATGATCGGAAGATCACCCAGCATCTGGCAGAGACCGTAACGCTCGGCCACGAAAGACAGAAGCAGCGGGTCAAGCTGCTGGAGATCCGGCCGACGTATAAGGAGGCGCTTGAACACATGGTCTCCGCCTGGTGCCCGTCCGACGGCAGTGACTTCCGGCACGAGGCGATGAATGACGCGTATGCGTTCGCCCTACAGGCAATGGGCATCACGCACGACAGTCGGATGGCGGTTGACGCGATGGCCAAGACCAACCCGATGGCGAACGACATGCGCTGACCTAACGACCAACAACTCAACTCAATATTGCTATGATAAAATATCCTCGCGCGGAATCACTTCCCAAAACCATGGAAGGACTGTGGCTGATGGTCGTTCCAGTAATCAGCACTTCACATCTGACAGTCAATTCGTTTGACGTCGCTGTCTCGCTCGACATCTGCCGACTAACCAAGCCGGCGGGATTAAACGACATCCAAGGATGCATCATCTGCGTCGAAGACCAAGATCCTTCGGCGTTCAACGATTGCCCAGAACTCCAAACGATCATCATCGAATTCGACAAGCTCGGTTACTACTATGTCCGGTTCGATCCGGACGGTGATGTGATCGACGGCCTTCCAACCTTCAACTGGTGACCTATGAGAATCCATTTACAACTCAAGTCAGACAACCGGAAGACCGGAAAAATTCCTGTCAGCACAGGCCCGGCCTACACTTGCCCACCATCGTGTGGAATGTTCAACACCTGCTATGCCAAATTCCCGCCACTTAAGTACCACTGGCAGGCGGTCAGCCGCGGCGAGCGTGGCAGTTGGTGGCCGACCTTCCTGCAACAGATCAGGGACCTGCCGGACGGTCAGCCATGGCGTCATAATCAGGCGGGCGACCTTCCGGGCTGGGGCGATACGATTGATCGGCCGATGCTCAACCAACTGGTGACGGCAAATACCGGGCGTCGTGGCTGGACCTACACGCACAAACCGATTCTGACAGTCGCTGATTCGGCGGCCATCAATAGGGCAAACCAATCGGGATTCACCATCAACCTGAGTGCCGATACGTTGGCCGAGGCCGATAACCTATCTGAATGGAAATGCGGCCCGGTCGTGGTGGTCGTCCCCCGTGGGACACCCCGCACCAGCTACACCCCGGCCGGTCGGAAGATCGTGCTATGCCCCGCTCAGTACCGGGCGGGTGTCACCTGCGAGAGCTGCCTGCTGTGTCAGCGGGCGGACCGCAGTGTCATCGTCGGGTTCGTCGCGCACGGAACAGCGGCTAAACGAGCGGAGGCGATATGCAGAAGCTGACACGATTCCACGCCCGATCATTCTGGGTGATAAACGCTGTGACTTGCGGTCGAACTCCCGGGAAACCGTTGTGCGGAACTGTCTGTCCAAACACAATCTACGACGATGTTGTTAACTGCATCAAGTGCATAAAGATCCTGAAATCGATACGCCTTAATAATACTACTAACAAGTGACCTCGGGCAGCACGGTGTGACAGACCGTGCGATCGAGGCCATAACGTCTCGCACGCAACTCAATTAATAGACACATATAAAACCATGAGCAGTCAAGTAATGATACTGGTCGGACCTCCGTCTGATCGAAAACTATACAAGTTGGTAGGTATCTCACAATACACACCTCCACCTGGAGGGAAGAAAGTAACCTGCGAATTCTGCGACACCCAGATGTGGGCTGGAACAAGAATGCAGGAAGCAAAACAACAGAACACGAACGCTAAATACAAGTGTTTGTTGTGCGCCAAGGGCGATCTGATTGCTGGCACTCCAATGGCCAGTTTGGGTGGAGTAAGTGGAACGTACCAGACGATGCCAAGCAAACGAATTGGAGGTAATCCGTCGAACAATTGATGGAAGTAATTTTAACCAGTGATACTCAACTCAAAAACCATATGATTCAAAACCAATACAAGGTATTCGCCGAACGCGTGTGCCAGATCCTTAACGAAGAACACGACAATCCGGTGGATGCGATGATCCGGATCGAGGAAGAGGCGGCGGCCTTGGGCTGGGCGACCACAACGGACGACACGCGCAGTAACGGCGGACGTCCGGAGTATGGGATCACATCATGACTAACGCGATAATCCCCGAGCTCGAACGCTTCCGCTGGATAATCGTCAACAGCAGTGGCGGGAAGGACAGCCAGACGGCGCTGCGGGTGGTGGTCGAGCGCTGTGACCGCGAAGGAATACCACGACACCGAATCGTCGTCAGTCACCAATGCCTTGGACAGATGGAATGGCCAGGCACGAGGGAGCTCGCTCATCGGCAGGCGTTCCATTATGACCTGCGGTTTGTCGTCAGTAACTACCGCGACAAGGAGGGCGAACAACTGTCGCTCCTCGATTACGTGAAGAAACGCCGACGATGGCCGGACAATAAGAACCGGTTCTGCACGTCGGAGTTCAAGCGCGGACCGGGTGGACGAGTCATTACCGCCCTATGCAAAGAATCACCGGGCGACGTCCTTCAGATCTTCGGCTTCAGGGCCGATGAATCGACGGCCAGGGCGAAGAAGAAGGTGTTCGCTCAGAACCTTCGTCAATCGAACAGTACGCGCCAGGTATGGGACTGGCTACCGATCCATCACTGGAACGAACAGCAGGTGTGGAACAGCATTAAGCAATCGGGCGTGCCGTCTCATCCAGCCTACAAGCTGGGCATGCCGCGGCTCAGCTGTTGCTTCTGCCTCTTCGCCCCCAAGGCGGCGCTGATGATCGCCGGTCGGGCAAACCCCGAGCTGCTGGACCGATACGTCGATCTCGAACGCGAGATCGGACACACTTTTCAGAATGGTAAACCAATCGCCGACATCAAACAGGCCATTCAGGCGGGCGAGCAGGCGGGCAGTATGGATGGCCGATGGAACATGTAACTCAACTCAACAACTCAGATGATCAACAACACACTCACAATCGCGGATCTTTTCTGCGGAGCCGGAGGCTCAAGCTCTGGAGCCATCCAAGCAATCGAGCGACTCGGCTATCGCGCGTCACTTACGGCCATCAACCACTGGCAGACGGCGGTCGACACGCACACCGTGAACCACCCGACGGCCCGCCACCTCTGTGCGTCGATCGACAGTCTCAACCCGCGGCATCTATTCAAACCTGGCGAGCTCGACATCTTGTGGGGCAGTCCGGAGTGCACGATGCACAGTCCAAATCGCCGTGGTAAACCAATGGTCGATCAAAGCCGGGCGACCGCCTGGTGCGTCACGCGCTGGACTGAGGCGCTGATGCCACCAGTCGTGATGGTAGAAAACGTGCCACAATTCCGGGACTGGGGCCCGATCGATCAGGCGGGTCATCCAATCAAGTCGCGGAAGGGCGAGACATTCAAGGCATGGCTTAACACGCTGACGAGCCTCGGGTACACCGTCGACCACCGTGTGCTGGTCGCCGCCGATTACGGGGATCCCACTACGCGGCCCCGCCTGTTCGTCCAGGCCGTGCGGGGAGACCGGAGGGTGGTCTGGCCTAGCCCGACCCATTCTCGTTCGTCTACCGGGCTGCCAGGGTGGAAAGCCGCACGGTCTATCATCGACTGGGATACGCCAGGACGATCGATCTACCAGCGGGAGCGCCCACTCAGTCCGAAGACGATGGCGCGCATCTGGCAGGGGCTCCGACAATTCGGCCTCACACCGTCGTTGATCGTGATGGAGAACGGCGGAGCGGTCCGCGACATCAACCGGCCGCTGCCGACCATCACGACCGCCAAGGGTGGGGCGATGGCCGTCAGCCAGCCGTTCCTGATCCCGACCGCCCACAGCGGAGCACGCCGCGCCCGATCGGTCGATGAACCGACGCCCACCATCTGCGGTAACCGCGGGGACCTCGCGTTGATCGAACCATGCCTGCTACCACAGCAAAGCACAGGTCGGTTGCGGCCGGTGAGTGAACCGTGCCCGACCGTCAGCTGCGATGGGGCGATCGCGCTGGTCGAACCCTACCTGATGAAGTACAACCGAACGGGCGGCAGCCG